CAGAGGTAGATATTATAGATGATAGAGGACGTATATCACAGAAATATGCTAACCCATATCTACGTGATAACGAGTGGATTATTACAAACGAAATAGATAGAGCACATACAGAAAAGAAAGGCCTAGTAATACTAGGTATTAGACGTTTGGCTAAGAGTGTAATTGAGAGTTCCTACATAGGTCATGGTGCAACGTTCGATGAGAACTCCCAGAACATTATTGCAGGACTAAATGCACCAGATATAAAACTAATCACAGATAAGATTGATAAAGGATTAAACTTCTTACCAGAAGCCTGGAGATGGCAGAGGGTAGAAGACAATTGGAAAAACCAAGTTACTTTAGGGATCAAGACAAAAGCAGGAGAGAGAATCCCCTTTTCTCAGATCCTTATTCGTAACTTAGATGGTGGTAATAATGAGGAAGCTATTGCAGGTACAAAACCTAGAAGGCTTATTATTGATGAGATAGGTAAGGGTAATTTCCTTAGAGGATTACAAGCTGCAACACCAGGATTTACAACACCATTTGGTTGGGGATGTTCTCCAATTCTTACAGGTACAGGTGGAGATATGCAAAACTTCATGGATGCAAAGAGTTTAATGTTTGATGTACAGAATTTCAACTTCTTAGAATACAATAGTGCTAAAGATGATCAAAGAATCCATGGACTATTCATCTCCCATAAATATAGAATGGAAGCTAAAGAAGATTCTTCTTTAGGAGCTTATTTGGAACAACCAAAAGAATCAGAGCTACATAATGTAAAGATGTTAGTCTCTAATCAAGAGACAGCAGATAAGATTACAAATGAAAATCTTGAAAGATTAAAGAAAGCTGGTGATAGACTAGCTTATTTAAAAGAGAAGATGTATTACCCACAAGAGGTGGATGATATATTCTTAAATGAAGATACAAATATATTTGATATAGAAGCAGCTAAACGTCAAAAGACTAGGTTATTAAATCAAGAAAGAACAGGAACACCTGTTGTTCTTTATGATGATGGTCAAGGAGTGAAACATGAGTTTACAGATAAACTTCCTATATCAAACTTTCCTTTAAAAAATAGTGATAACAAAGATGCTCCTGTAGTGATATATGAGTTTCCTATTGATAGTCCTCCTTATGGATTATATGTTGCAGGGATTGACCCTTATAGACAGGGTAAGTCTGCTTATAGTGCATCATTAGGATCTGTCTATATATACAAACGTATGCATGCTATTTCAGGAGAGAAGTATCAAGATATGTTTGTAGCTAGCTATTGTGCTAGACCAGATAAGAAAGAAACATGGGAAGAACAAGCTCGTTATCTTATCAAGTATTATAATGCTAGAGCTCTATGTGAGAATGACGAAATCTCGTTCATTGATTATATGATAGCTAAAGGAGATCAACATTATTTAGAAAGACAACCTGAATGGTTAAAAGAAATAGTTCCTAATACAACAGTGCGAAGGGATTATGGAATACATAGATCTTCTGAGAAAATACGAGACTTCTTACATGGATGTCTTAAGAAGTATTCAGAAGAAGCTATACATGTAGAGAAGGATGAAGATGGTAACATCATATCAGAGATAAAAGGAATGTCAAAGATGTTTGATCCTGTTCTACTAGAAGAAATGATTCAGTATAATGAACAAGGTAACTTTGATAGAATCATTGCTGCTGAGCTTGCAATAGCTTTAGCAATGAAACTAGATCCCATTATGGGAAAAATAGGAGGAGAGCAAGATGTAAGAATGAAATCAATGTTCACAAAGAATAAAAAGAAGACACTGTTTACAGAAAGCAGATCAATGTTTAACACACCAAGAAATAAATTATTTACATAATGGCAATAATTAGATATACAAAAGATGCAACTATCAGATACGCTTATCTGAATATATTCCCTGATCAGTTCAAAACAGAGAAAGAAAAGCAAGATGAGAGTTGGATAAAGAATACAATGGATTATTTCTCAAACAAAGCATACGCTGAGTATGTGAAGAACAGAGATACATTCGTTAAAAATTATGATCTTATGAAAGGAATCTTACGTATGGAAGATTTCTATCAAGAACCAGAAGTGAGAAGCTTTACAGATGTACTAACATCTGATTTAGAGCTTCCTGCTTATGTAAAGATGTATTCAATCATCACCACTCCTGTAAATGAGTTAGTAGGAGAGATATCCAAAAGACCTGATACATTTAGAGTGAAAGCTTTTGATGATGATAGTCAAGCTGAAGAACTACAATTTAAAACAGATACATTACAACAATATGTAATAAGTCAAGTTAAACAACAGATTGCTCAAAAAGCAGCATTGCAAGGACAAGAAATTGATGATGATGAATTGCAACAAATGACAATGGAACAAGTTAAAGATCAGCTAGATAGCTATACATCTGTTGCTGAGAAATGGGCTAACCATGTTCTTACATGTCAAAAAGCTGAGTTTAATATAAAAGAAAAATCAGAAGATGCATTTAGAGATATGTTAATATCTGCTAGAGAATTTTATCATATATATGAAGACAACTCAAAACTTGGATTTAATGTTGAAGTGGCTAACCCAAAGAATACTTGGTTTCTCACTACTCCTGATAGAAAGTGGATTTCAGATCCCACAGGAAGAGCTCAAGGTGCTTATGCTGCAGGGACAGTACAAGTTATGGAGCTTTCAGAGATCATTGAAAGCATACCAGATCTTACAAAAGAGGAGATTGACCACTTACGTAGTTCATTACAAGATTATGGATTAATTAATGTTAGAGAATCTAATCTAGGTAATCCAGATGCTATCCCTGGACAAGACTCTGTAATGTATGATACATTTGATCCATTAGTGTTACAAACACGTATGATTATAGAATCAGAAATGAAAGAAAATAACGATGGACTAAAAGACTTCTTAGGGCTAACTAATAACGTTAGTAGCTTTGGTTATAAATATGTAGTGGTTAGAAGTTATTGGATTTCTAAAAGAAAAATAGGAAAACTTATCTATATAGATGATATGGGTAATGAGCAATCAATGCTTGTAGATGAATCATATAAATCAGGAACTATTTCTACACAACAATCATTAGAATGGGGATGGGTTAATGAATGGTATCAAGGAACTAAAATAGGTCCAGATATATATCACATCAAACCATTCAAGCTTCTAAACTATTGTCCTATTATAGGTACAACATATGAGGTGAAGAATACAGAAGCAAAAAGCTTAGTAGATCTTATGAAACCTTTCCAGGTGATATACAATGTATGTATGAACCAATTATACAAACTTCTAGAAAAAGAAGTTGGTAAAGTGCAGCTTATGTCATTACGTCATATACCTATACCTAAAGATGGAGATGCACAAGATGCTCTTGATATATGGGAAATGGAAGCACGTAATAGAGGAGTGGTATTTATTGATGACTCTCCAGAGAATTTGAAAGCTCCTAGTTCATTTAATCAATTTACAGCTCTTGATCTTACACGTACACAGGAGATACAATCTAGATATACATTAGCACAACAAATGAAAGCTGAATGTTGGGAACTTATAGGTATGTCTAAACAACGTATGGGATCTGTATCAGCATCAGAAAGTGCTACAGGTACTAACACTGCTATGCAACAGAGTTATTCTCAAACAGAACCTTTATATGTAGCTCATGAATATGTTCTTGGACAATTTTATCAAGCTATAATAGATGCTGCATTATATGTAGAGAGTGCTAAACCACAATCTACACTTTCATATATTACATCTGAAGGAGAATCTGCATTTGTACAAGTGAATGGATCAGATCTTAAATTCAGAGATTTGAAAGTATTCTTAACTAATAGACCTGAGGATCAACAGATGTTTAATGAACTTAGACAACTTTCTCAAGCTATTATTCAAAATGGTGGCACGCTTTATGATGTAGTAGAATTATACAGTTCTAAATCACAAAGAGAGCTTAAGAAGACATTCAAAGATCTTAGAGATAGACAAGTTGCTCAACAAGAACAACAACAACAGCTTGCTCAACAACAACAACAAGCTCAAGAACAACAAGCTCAAGCTCAACAAGAATTTCTTATTCAACAACATACAGAGCAATTGGCTCATGATGATTACCAAAAAGAACTTGATAGACTATCTAAAGAAAAGATTGCTATTATACAAGCTACAGGATATGGTAAAGTGCAATCAGAAGATGTTAATACAAATGAAGTTCCTGATGTATTAGAAATAAGCAAATTAAATAGCGATCAAGAAAAAGCTACTAAAGACTATGGATTAAAGATGGCAGATATTCAAGCTAAGAATAAACAAGCATCTGATAAAATGTCTATAGAAAAAGAAAAATTACAAGTAGCTAGAGAGAATATGGCAAACGATTTAGCAGTGGCTAAAGAAAATGCCAAGGGTAGAAATAACAAAAAAGGTTAAAAAACTTCTTTTCTTCGGAAGAGAAAAATATATTAATGCTATATTATCTTAAAAAATAGATCACATTGATAGATAACTCTTTGATATTAAAAACTCTTATTATACTTTTACATAAATAAAACCAAACATAAATACAACTACATATGGCTGATAATTTAGAAACTATGGGTAACTTTAGTATCCAAGATACTATGGAAATGGGAATGGGTAACCAAGAACTATTAAATGATTTGTTTTCCCCTGAAACATCTACTTCTAACCCAGAAGATGTTACACCAATCATTAAAGATGCAGAACCTGCTACACCTCCTGCTAAACCAGCAGTACCAAAAGGTAAAGAGGTAACACCAGTTGATGATGATGCTGATGATAAAGAAAAAGGACAATCTTTAATATCAAATTTCTTAGGTGATAACACTGATGATGATGAAGATGAAGATCTTCCTCCAGTATCAAAACCTACAAAACCTGTAACTGATGATAATGATGCAGATGATGCTTCAGAAGAAACACAGTTCACTGCTCTTGCAAATGATCTTTATAAACTAGGTGTATTCACTAATGATGATGATGAAGATCAAGAACCAGTAAACACTGCAGAAGAATTTCTAGAAAGATTTAACAATGAAAAGAAAAAAGGTGCTACTGAATTAGTACAAAACTTTATTTCTCAATTTGGAGAAGATTATCAAGAAGCATTTGATGCCATATTTGTTAAGGGAGTTAATCCTAAGGAGTATTTTGGTACATATAATCAGATAGTTAATTTCGCTGAGATGGATCTTAATAATGAGAACAATCAGATGAAAATAATGAAACAAGCTTTAGCTGATCAAGGATTTGAACCTGAAGATATAGATACAGAAATCGAAAGACTTCAAAACTATGGTGATCTTGAGAGTGTAGCTACAAAACACCACAAGGTGTTAGTTAAAAAAGAAGCAGCCAAACTGCAACAACTAGAACAGAAATCTGAAGCTGAGTTAATACAAAAAGCTCAAATCAGAAATCAATACATAGATAATGTACAAACCATCTTACAAGAGAAGGTAAAAGCAAAAGATTTTGATGGTATTCCTATCAATCCAAAATTAGCAACAGAACTACAAGACTTCTTATTAGTTGACAAGTGGAAAACTCCTACAGGAGAAACACTAACAGACTTTGATCGTGCTATTCTAGATATGAAAAGACCAGAGAACCATGCAATGAAAGTTAAACTAGGACTTCTTATGAAAATGTTAGAAAAAGATCCTACATTATCAACTATACAAAGAACAGGTGTGACTAAACAGTCTAACCAATTATTTGGAGAAGTTGCAAGACAAGTAACTAAAGTTAAAACTTCAAGTGCTAGTGGTTCAGGAGCTAAATCTAATTCATGGTTTCAATAACAAAAAATAATTAATAATTAATAAAAACGAATAACAATGGCAATTCAAACAATCCCTGGGTTAACAGGTTTTACTTACGCTAGAGTAGCTTCTATGGATAAGCGTGCAGTAGGTAAACTTACAGACTCCAATCACTTAGAGAGTTTTCACTCTACTGAGCCTGCAGATTATGACAAGAAAATCATTTCTTTATATACTCAGAGCTCATTGTACAGTAATGACTTTTTGGACATGATCAACAAAAGCACACCTTATTACATTGATAATAATAGTGATGCATGGAAATGGCAAATAGCTGTTCCTTACAAATTCCCAAAAATCATTGACATTCCTGCTTCCACTCAAGATTTAATTGCAGCTGGTAAAACAGGTATTGATGGTCAAGAATTTTCTTTAGTATTAGATACTAATGAGTTTTCTAAAAATGCAATCGTATCTGTAGGTACTCGTCAATACGGACCTAGATTCTATGTAATCAAAGATCCAGTGCCTTGGAACATGGGTTACTTGTATTCATTTACATTAGTAACTGATAACCCAACAATTGATTTTGTTAATCCTATCTTCTTACAATATGGTGTTGAACTAGAATTAGTTGATGCTGCTATTGGTGAGTTTGATCAAGACTTATTAGGTCTTCCAAGATTAGGTGAGCAAATCACAATGTTCGAATCTTTAGGTTCTGCATATGGTTATGAGCACAAAATCACTGAATGGGCTGATGATAAAATGATGAGAGATTCTTCTGGTAAACCATTAGACATCTTAGTATATGCTCCACAAAGAAGAAACCAATTACCTTTAACTCGTAATGATGTTAAATGGGAACCGTTCATTGAATTCTGGATGCGTAAATCAATGTTAGAATTGAAAGTTAAACGTATGATTTGGGCTAAACCAGGTACAGTTAAAACTAATGGTTCTAAACAAGAATTGAAACGTACATCTGCAGGTGTATACCACAGAATGCGTAACAATGGAAACTTGGTACAATATAACAGAGGTGAATTCTCTGCTAACTTAATCCGTTCAGTATTTGGAGATTTATTCTACAGAAGAGTGGATGTGAAAGATAGAAGTGTTAAAATGTATACTAATGAGGCTGGTTTTGACGTGTTCCAACAAGCTTTGAAAAATGATGCATTAAACTCTGGATTAACTTTCATGGCTGATTCTGGAAACAGATATATGCAAGGTGAAGGACAACATATCACTTACAACTTTGCATTTGATGCAATGGTTACACGTGAGACTGGTAGAGTTGAATTGATTCACTTAAAAGAATTAGATTTACCACAAACTAACTTAGAGTTTGGACAAAACAAAAAATCTACTCCAGTATTTATGGTGTTTGATGTTTCTCCAATGTCTGATGGTTCAATGGTGAATAACATTAGAGAAGTGAGAATGAAAGGTGCTCCTTCTATGACATGGGGTTATATTGATGGTACTCGTCACCACTTAGGTTTTGCTAAGTCTCAAGGTATGAGTTCAGCTAACAAATTCCCAGGATACGAAATCTGGATGAAAGACAGATGTGATGTATTCATTGAAGATTTATCAAGAACTGTGTTGATCGAGGAAATCCCACAATTCTAATAATAAAATTCGAGAAAAATCCCCTCACCTCCTCTCCCTCCTAGAGGGGATGATTCTCAACCCCAGAGTGATGAATACTAGACTTCATGTCTGTATTGCATTCCATTCAATTGGAACACTCTACTAAAATAAACCAAATTATTAAATTAACTACATATGGGTAAGACAGGTAAAATCTCTACGATAAAACGTGAGTACAACAATTCACAACTTCAAACAATGGATAGTGGATTATCGCAAAAAGGTATGACAAGAATTCCTGGTACAGGAGTTTTTAAATATCCTTACAAAGAATTAGATGGTAAGTATAGAACAGGATTAGATCCAGATGCTACTTACATTAAACGTATTCAAGATCCACTTGAAAAAGAATTGGAAATTGAAAGAGTGACTAATCTTAAAAAAAGACTTGAAGATGAAATTGGTGATATTGATCTTGGTCCACGTTCTAAATTTTGGAACTATGGATTATCAACTTCAACAGATGACCAAACACACGTACAAGCAGTAAAGTTATTAGATGGTGATAATTATTTTGATCTATCAGTTCCTTTCCAAGAGATAGCCTTTTCATGGTTGAGAGTACATCCAACAATTGCATCTTCTTACCAATCTTGGGAAAGAGGAGAATATCCAGCAGATACACAATTTTATGTTGTTGATGATGAGATAGAGAATGCAGTGATCTTCAAGAAAAAACAATTGATCAATAAAGCAATTGTTAAGTTTGATAGTATGACTCCTGAGAAGAAACGTAAAGTTGCAAGACTTTTAGGACTTCCAGTTTCAGAAGATTCAAAAGAAGAAGTGGTATACAACTTAGTAGATAATGTATTGAAACAAACAGAATTCAAGAATGGTAAATATTCAGGATTGAATCCAGTTGAAGTTTTTAATAGATTTGCTGATATGAAAGAAGCCTTACTCCATATTAAAGATTTAGTAAAACAAGCTGTAGCACATTCAGTTTATAGAATCAAACCTAACGGTAAGGTTTATGAAGGTGAGTTTGAAATAGCTAAAGATGAAGATGATTTAATTAAATTCCTTGCAGATGATGATAACCAAGATGAGTTATTGACATTAGAAGGTAAATTAAAAACTAAAAAACTAGCTTCTATATAATGGATGAAGATATATTAAAAAATCATTTTGAAGAGCAAGGATTAGTTTCTTTAGAAGATATAGATAAATTAGTAAAACCTTTAACTAAAATTAATAATGTATCATTTGACGAAGATGGTAAATTTATAGATGATACATTAATAGATTTTTTAAAAGAATAATAATATGATACCAGTAGATAGTTTATTATATAAGATCGATCAGAAACTAAATAAACTATCAACTAATGCACATCAACAAATTCAATTAGAAGATAAAATCTTAGCTCTTAATGAAGCTCAGATCAAGTTGATAAAACAAAAAGTTGATGGTCTTAGTGTTGCTAGTGGATTAGGACTTGATTCATTTAAAAAACGTTATGAAGACCTACAAAGTCTTGTAATGAATTATAATCATCAACCTTTAGAATTATTCTTAAAAGATGCTGATCTAAACCAATGGGCTGCTAATGTCCATCTACTTGAGCCAAGATATATGTTCTATGTAGATAGTTATGTTCTAGCAGACAAAGGAAGATGTAAAGATAGAAAGATTTGGATCAATCGAGATCTTGCTAAACATGGTGATCTTCAGTTCATATTAAACAACGATCATTATAAACCTTCATTTGAATACCAAGAAACATTTAACTTCTTAGCATCAGATGAAATCAGTATATTCACAGATGGTACATTTACCCCTAAGAATATACAGATAATGTACATGAGATATCCAGTGTACATAAATAAAACAGGATATATCATGTTAGATGGAACTCCATCATATGATGCTGATTGTGAACTTGAAACATATCTAGAAGATGAACTTTTAGATTTGACAGTTCAAAACTTAGCAATGTATACTGAAAATGCTGCAGCAGTACAAAGTGCTCAGTTCAGAATACAAACAAACGAATAAACTATTAACTTAATAAATAAACAAAATGGCTGATTTTTCATTAACCACGTTATTCGTGGTTCCAGTAGGGCAAGCTTCTGTCCCTAGCTCTGGCTCAACACAAAACCTTGCTAAAGGTGATGTGGGAATCTTTAAAAGCGATTATTCTGTAGCTACTGCTTCAAATATTGCTGCTTCTCCTTACTTCTATGTGGCGCAAGGTAGAATAAATACGTATCTTCAAGGATCTAAAAGATCTGACAAGATTTCAGGAAATGGTCCAACGCAAACTTTTTCATTAACAGGTAATCCTCAAACTATTAATGTAGCTCCTTCTCCTGGTAAAAGTAATGTGACAGAATGGTACAAAGTATCTGGATGTCCAACTGCTGCTAATCAAATTACAGATGTAACTAATTTCACTGTACAATGTGGAGAAAGTATCACGTTAACTTTACGTGCTCACTCTTCTTACATTGATACATTGTATTTCAATGGATTTACACGTTCAGTAACTATACAAGCTCCTTGTTGTAACTGTGCAGATAATCCATGTGATGATGTAAGTGATAACACTATCATTGACTTATTGATTGCTAAATTAAGACAAGCTGCTCCAGGTAACAACCCTGATAACATTAGCTTCAACACATTCTTTACATTTGAAAATGTAGGTGGTACAATTTTACGTATTACAGGAAAACCATTAACTAAATATGGTCAACCTTGTGATATTGCAGCGTTCCCATTTGAATATGATAGAATGTCTTTCAGAACTTTTGTATATGCTGGTCCTGCTACCACTGCTGACTTTATTGTTGCTGATGCTTGTAACTTTGTTGCTCAACCTATCATCACTCAACGTGCTTCTTATGCTACTGGTACATCTGCAGAAATTGCTCAATTAGAGAAAAACTTCTACAGCTACCAAGCTGGTTACTTGAAACATTTATATAGAATGAATGGATATAACGAGAACTTTGAGTCTTGGGTATCTGATGGTGCTATCTATAACACATTCTATATCAGATTTAATGAGTACAACAGATCTGAGTACCAATGGGGTGATTACATCATGGAAGATTCTACAGTGATTCTTGCTATTCCTCAAGGTGGTTATGATCTTACTGCTGGATTTGAAGCAATTTTAGTAGCTGCATTAGGTGCTGTAGTAGATCAAGGTATTCCTTGTATTACAACTACAACAACTACTTCTACTGCTGCTCCATCAACTACAACTACTACTTCTACAAATATTCCTTAAGAATAAACAGTAGATAAATATTAATAACCTATGCCAGGGGAAAGAGGATAAATCTCATATTCCTCTGGCATAATTATTTAAAACAAACATGGCAAACTTACAATTAGATATACTAGTAGTACCTACCTACGATGTTAATACTCTTGGTGTTGCAGATGCTTCTGTATATCCTACTAATCCTCCAGTGGTCTCTGCACCTACTATTGAGATTGAAATACCAGGATTCGGAACTAAAATATTACCATTCGTTCCTAACCAACTAAATGTATTTACATCTTCTAATTTAGGAATTACAGATCCTGGTTGTAATCAACCACTCCCTGATGGAGTGTATAGATTAAGATATTCTGTTGCTCCCTCATATCTATATTATGTAGAGAAAACAATATTACGTGTTGATAGACTTCAAGAGAAGTTTGACAATGCGTTTTTACAATTAAATATGATGGAGTGTGACAGAGCACTTAAAACACAATCTAGTGTACAATTAAATACAATTAACTTCTTTATACAAGGAGCTATTGCAGCAGCTAATAACTGTGCAGAATATGAGTCTAATACATTATATGCTCAAGCAGATAATATGTTAGATGGTTTCTTAAGATCTAACTGTGGTTGTTCAGGTAACAACTACCTAATAAACTTTTATTAATTATGGCACAATGTTCAGGTTGCGGAGCTAATGTAGGGTGTGGATGTCAACTAACCAATGGGTTATGTGGACACTGTGCATCTAAAGTGAATAAATAAAAAATAGATATTATGTTATCACCAAGATTAACTAATTGTCCAGAATGTGCTAACATTCCTTCTTTACTTAAAAAAATAGATTGCAAGTTAGCAGAGCTTGGTAATAATTTGTACAACAATATTTCATATATGTTGAACAAACCTGTTCCTGCTGATGACATTCTTCAGTTGATAGGATATAGAAGAATATTACAATATAAATATATAAACCCAAATTATGCTGGTATATATACAGTAAACATGATTGCTAGTAGAGTGATACGTCTTACAGTGGGATGTGTTAGTAGATGTAATACACCACCACCTTGTATAGAGGTTCCATGTAATGTTACAATAGTTCCTAACCCTACCACTAGTACAACAACAACAGTTTAAACCTTTTAAAATAAATAATATGTCAAATTGCTCAAATTGTTATAACGGATGTACAGAGATTGTTTCTGATAAATGCGTTAGATATACAGGTATAGATGTTCCTGAATTAGGAATACAAACAGGTGATTCTTTATCATTTGTAGAACAAGCTTTAATTACATTTCTAACATCTACAATAAATGGTACAGGGATAAAACCAATTATAGATGATACTATTATTTGTAATCTTGTAAAAAAATATTTATTAAATTGTGGAGATCTTACATTAAATAATATATTATCAGCTATTATAAAAGCTACTTGTGATCTTCAAGTACAAATAGATACAATTAATACTACACTCAATATATTAAATGCTGATTATACAATAGGATGTTTAACAGGTGTTACAGCATCTTCAGATACACATGCTATTGTACAAGCTGTTATAACTAAATTATGTTTAGTAGATGCTAATTTAACAGCATTAGCTGTTGACCTATCTACAAACTATTCAAGTAATGGAACTGAATTAGATGCTTATATTGCTAACTATTTAGCTACACATACATCTAATGCTAATTTAATTAGTAATAGAATGGTTCCTTATTCAGTGGTTCCATATTTTGGACCATTAAGTAATTTTTCTAGTACAGGAGTAGGAATTGGTAATTGGGATAGAATATTCTTATGTAATGGATTTAATGGAACTCCTGATGTAAGAGGTAGAGTTCTTGTAGGTGTTACAGCTGTTCCTGGTGGAGGAGCATATCCTGCTCAAACTGATCCAGCTCTTGGTAATCCTGCTTATACATTGAATGTACCATTAGGTGCAAATGGTATTACATTATCATTAGGACAAATGCCTCAACATTCTCATCCTAATACTACAGCTACCACTGCTATATCTCCTAATCCTCATACACATGTTATATCTCCTCAAGTACCATTTTCAAATAGTCAAACTACTGCTTCAGGTACTGGATCAACAGGAGCAACTGTTCCTGTGCTTCATACATTAACTTCTTCAGATGTTACATTAACAGCAGCAACAACAGTAACAGTAGCAAATCAAGGAGCATCAGAATCACATGCAAACTTTCAACCTGGAATAGGTTCTTATTATATTATGTACATACCAGCACCTTAATAAATCAATAAAATGTCATATCCTTATTTACCAGTTAGTCCTTGCTGCACAGATGTAGTTTTAAATAGTCCTTGTGGATGTAGTTCTACAATCACTAATAGTGGTTGTGGAAGTAATGATCCATGTTCTACACACACTATCTTATCTAGTAATATTATCTATGATGGCCCTGTATTACCTTGTATTATAGCTGAACCATGTGATACACTTAATGTTATATTACAGAAGATAGATCAGATTATATGTAATCTATTATCACAAATAAATACATTAAATATTCAAGTTAGTAACATCACTACACAAATAATAAATATTGAAGGTGATTTAATTAATATAAATAACCAATTAGTTCAATGTTGTAATGCTACAACAACAACTACCACTACAATGAGAAATCGTTGTGAAAGCTTCTCATTAACTAATACAGGATCTACACCAGTAGCTATAACTATTACTGATTGTGTTACAGGTGTACCATCTGCTATTGTATTATTACCAGGAGATACAAATATTTGTGTTATAACAGATAGTCCTCTAACTGTTCCAGGTACAGTGATTGTAACACCATTTGGTCCTTGTGGCACTACAACAACAACATCAACTAGTAGCTCAACCACTACATCTACAACAACAGAAGCATTATATCCATGTGAATGTTTAACATTTAACAATAGAGATGTTGATAGTCATATCATAACTTATATAGATTGTAACAACGATCCTAGTGGTCCTATAAAAATTTATGACAAAGAAGTTATAAGAGTTTGTGGATCTGAAGGATTTGCTAGTGATCCACTTGTATTAATTACAGTGGGAGTAGATTGTAGAGTTGGACATTGTGATCCAGTAACAACATCTACTACAACTAGTTCTAGCAGTACATCAACAACAACATCTAGTTCAACTAGTACATCAACATCTACATCATCAACATCTACAACTACTACATCAACTACATGTAATCCTGCCACTCCTCATCCATTTACTGGTACAGTGGTGAATGGTACAAACACTATTCCTGATTCAGGAAGTTTCTTAGTTGATGCATGTGATGCTGCTGCTTGTTTACAAGCTAACACTTGTACAATAACATCATCTTATATAGTTCATTGGAATCAACTATATCCAGGAATAGGTGATGTAGCTTATCTAGGATCTACTGGATGTGCACTAAAAGGACTTAATGGATACTACCAAATTGATTACGATGGTATATGGGTTGTAGTTCAAATTATAAATAGTGTAATAGTAGATTTTCCTAGTTGTATAACTACTACAACTACTACTACCACTGCAGCTTGTGCTAATTATAGTTTAACAGGAGGAATTGGAGGTGGTACATGGACAGGAATTGCATGTAGTACTGGATTACCAACAGGTGGATCTATTCCAGGAGGTGATACACAATTTACAGGATGTCTAATTGCTTCATCATTAACTATTAATAACTTAACATTTAAAGGTGACACAACTTGTTAATCATTATATAAATATAAAACATGGCTAATTGTCCTCAAATAAATAATACAACAATAATAGGAACGAGTGCTATTGGATATGATAGCACTCCACTTCCTTGTACAGGTGTACAACCATGTGATGGATTAAATGATATTCTTGTTAAATTTGATAACATTATATGTAATGTAACAAATGATGTAAATATTCTTACAGAAGAAATAACAAACATCACTGAAGATTTAATGATTATAGGAGAAGATGTAATCAATACTCAAAATCAAATAGATATATGTTGTCCTATATGTGATTTCACAGGAACTGCTAATCAGCTTCCATAATAAAAACCAATAATTAAATTTAAAACTAATGACAGTATTAATAACATTAACTATAGCTGGATCTGATACAGGTCCTTTTAGTCTTTTTTCAAATCTTGATGCATATACATCAGCATTCGAATCAGGAGTTTCTAAAGCATCTTTACTTGCAGGATATCCTTCTGCACTTGTTCCTGATTATACAACAGTTGTTAGACTTAGATCAACAGGAGATTGTACTAATTTTATTGACATACCTTTATACACTTCTCCAACTACCACTAGTACTAGTAGTACAACAACTACAACCACTACTATTTTTGGTACTTGTTATCAATTTCTAAGTGATCCTTACACCACTACATTTACAGCAAGTTATGTAGATTGTAATGGTATATCACAAACAGTTAATAATACATGTTTTAGTCCATCTTGTACATATTCTCTTTGTGCATTAATTGTAGGAACTAGTAGTGTACCTATGAATATTATAGGAGTTTGTACAACCACTACATCTACCACTAGTTCACCTTTATAAATAATAAAACTATGATAGCATTAATAACATTAAGTATACCAACTGGTGGAGATGCAGGACCTTTCAATTTATATTCAAATATAGATGGGTATGTAGCACCATTTGCAACAAATATATCTGCAACAGTTTTACAAGCTGGTTATACATCAAATGTAGTTCCTAATGGAACAACTATTATTAGGGTTAAATCTATAGGATGGTGTACAAATTATATTGATATAACAGTTAATTTAGTAACTACTACAACTACTAGTTCTAGTACTTCTACAAGTACTTCTACAAGTACATCAACATCTACTAGCACAAGTACATCAACTTCTACTAGTACATCAACAAGTACATCAACAAGTACAAGTAGTACATCAACTAGCACAACTTCTACTTCTAGTAGTACAACTACTACTACAACAACAGAAGTACCTCCACTTACTGGATGTTACACTGTAAACTTTGATGCTCTTTCTCCTGGATGTTCAGGTTATCCTGGTCATTGTGTAGGACAATATACAGCTTGTGATGGAACAGATCAATTTATATCAGTTCCTATAGCTGGTCCTGGAACACAAGTTTGTGCATTAATAGATTTAGGTATAGAACCTATATTTACTTGTGGAGCAGGAGTTGTAACAATACTTACACCTTGTGTACAAGAAGGTCGTATTTCATCAACATCTAATTCAAGTGATGCTTGTTCATTATCATTAACACTTCCTTGTTGGATAACTGGTACAGGAGATGTTAATGCTAGTGATGTTGTATATACTGATGCTGCAATGACTACACCATTTGTAGGAGATGGAAGATATTATCATATTAAAATACTTTCATATTCAACTAGTTATAGTGGTAAGGTTAATAGTTTAGGAGTAATACAAAGTACAGGATATACTTTATGTCCTTAATAATAATAAAAAAATTATAGTTTGTTGGTTTTCTATATTTTCTCCTAGTGGCAATTTGTCTCTAGGAGTTTTTGTTTCTAACTAATTTAGTTATAAATAATTAACTCTCTAACTAAAATTATTTGGATTATATAAAAACTATTGTTTATCTTTACGATATTTTTTAACTAATATAAATACATATGTCTGAAAATCAAAGTTTATTGTACAGATTAGAAGAGTTGTTAACGCAGAAGAAAAGTAAAAAATTCTATGCTGAGAAATTAGGAATAAGTGAATACGAAGTGAATGAGCTCATGAAAGAGCTTAGAGAAAAAGATAGTGAACCTGTAACAAATTATACAGGAGAACGTAAAGTGAATGTTGAAAAAGGTACAATAGAAAGTACAATTATATCAGACTTTGAACCTAAAGATGATATTGAATTAGCTAAGCTACATAAGATAAATTTAGATAAATACATCATAACCAACTATTGGTCTAAGATGTTACCAAGTGGGAAGTTTACTTCTTCAATCTTTTCAAAACTAAAACAAGCAAAAGATTATTCTCCTGAAGACTTTGCTAAGTTTTTACAAAACTACAAACCAAACAATATAACAGTTGATAAGGTACCAAACTTTAAAGATGTTGTAAATGTAGAAATCTCTATAGCTGATTACCATTTAGCTAAGAAAACAATAGATGGTGATAACAGTCCACAAGCAAGAGCTCAAAGATATTTTGATGTGGCCCAATCTTTGATTAACAAAGTGGTATCTAATTATCATATAGATACTGTAGTGTTACCTATATCAAATGATTTCTTTCATACTGATAACTATCAACACCAAACTACAAATGGTACACCACAAGATACTATAATGGATTATTCAGAAGAATATGAATTAGGTTTTGATATTTTAGTTAAGACTATTAATATGTTAAGACAATATTCAAGTCAAGTGGTGGTAGTGTTAGTACAAGGTAATCATGATAGAACTAAATCTTTTTATTTAGCACATGCATTAGATATATTCTTTAAAGAAGCTATGGATGTAGAGTTTATAAGAGAGCATAGTGTTATTAAAGGATTGACATTAGGAAATACATTTATTGGTTGGCATCATGGTAATTGTAAGTTAGAAGATCTTCCATTATTATTTGCAACACATCCTCAGTATAGTCAAGCATTTGGTAATGCTAAATATAGAGAAGTACATACAGGAGATAAACATCACTATATGGCTAAAGAAGTGAAGGGAGTAAGAATACAACAAATGCCTAGTCTTTCAGGAACTGATAGATGGCACTTAGATAACAATTTTGTACATTCAGTTAGAGCTGCCCTAGCATTAGTATATGATATGGAGCTTGGTAAAATAGCTGAATTTGAAACAAGAATATAATTATGGCAACATTAAGAAAACTAGTATCAGATGTTAGAAGTGTCCACAAGATACTTTCTACAGATGCTCTTATTACAGATAGAGCAATTGCTTCTGAAATAAGAAACAACTCTTTATTACTTATAAAGAGAGAAACCAATCTAAGAAAACTTTGGGCTACTGATACATTATTCACTACCATTCCTTGTTTAGAAATGGTAGAAGTACCTATTTCTGAATGTTGCAACTATGTAGATGAGTGTAGTATTGCAAGAACTAAGTTTAAACTCCCACGTATATCAGAAGGTAATTACCAATATGTAATACAAGGAGTTTATTCTATTAATGCATTAAGTGGTAGAGGAAAGAAACTAAAAGAAATCACTGTCAATAGATATATCAATCTTTTAAAACTTCCTATAATTAAAAATGAAGAATATTATTGGTTAACTAATGAATATCTATATGTAAATAATCCATTGCTTAAATCAATTAGATTAGTTGCATTTTTTGAAGAAGATGTAGATAATGAAATCTTATATCCAGAATGTGGATGTGGAAGTCCAGATTATACAAATGAACAATTATGTATGAACCCATTAGATAAAGAGTTTCCTCTTCCTGGATATCTAGAACAACAAGTCTTAGAGTTAACATCTAATAAACTATTACAGACATATTTTAATTTAAAAACAGATCAAACAGAAGAAGGAATAGATGGTCAAGCTCAAAATTCAAAGCCAACTAATTAATGAGAACAAAGATTGATTGGAGAAGTTCTAGCAAGGACAGTTATAACAATTTCTGTAAAAAACATTTATCTATTAAACTTACATATGATGAATGGAGAAATATCTTATACACATACAATGAATCTTTTAAAGAATATATATTAGAGACAGGTGAAAAAGCAAAACTACCTTTTGGATTTGGAGAGTTCTCAATTAATAAAAAGAAAAGAAGAAAACTAAAAAACAATGTAGATGGTAAAGAGTTTGTTAATTTACCAATAGATTGGCAAAAAACTAAAGAGAAGGGAAAGGTGATATACAACTTCAATTACCATACAGAAGGATTCTTTTTTGGTTGGATGTGGTTTAAGAACACAGCAAGATTTAAACATTCTGATCTTTGGTATTTCAAACCTTCTAGACTTACATCAAGATTATTATCACATTACTTAAAGACCAACGACAAGTATCAATACATCTATAATGAGTGGAAAAAATAATGAACTATGTCATACTACTATAAATATAATTTCGTATCCCCAGAGCCTGTCTATTCAACAATCAAAGAAGAACTTAAGAGTTATTTCGATACTGGTGCAATAGATGATCTTTTATTTCCTACTTATTTAGATAAAGCTCTAAAGAAGTTAGGAAGAACTACATTTGTTATAAGTGAAGAAATCTTGTATATAGAAGATTTTCAAGCTAGACTTCCTGATAACTTCTATGCTGTAAGAGAAGCTTGGATGTGTACAGCAGTGGATGGTTTTCCATATCAAGATGCTAACTCATTCTATTCTCAAGCAGCTAGTGCAACCACTATACAAATTGCTCCATTAACTATTGGAGGTACACCTTGTAATAGACCTGGTTGTCAAGTTCCACAATGTGATGGTACATGTATGCCAGAATTAGTACAAGCTGTTTATAAAACAAATAATAGTACAGCTAGACAATTTACTCATGAGTATTTACTTAGACCTGGAAATATATCTGCAAGACAAAACTGTGGTGTAGACTATACAAACAATTGGGAAATGTATGCTCAAGCTCCTCCTATTCATGAATTCACTCCTGGAGCTGCTAGCTATGATAGTTTTGATATTAGAGATAATAAGTTTGTTACAAATTTCAGAAATGGAACAGTTCATTTATTATTCTATTCTACAGAGTATGATGAAATAGGAAATCAATTGATTCCTGATAACTATCGTATAAGAGAATATGTAGAAGCATTCATTAAGTTTAAAGTGTTTGAAATGCTTACTAACCAAACTAACGATGAAACTTTTAATCAGTTACAACAGAAACTTGTATATCATAAACAGGCATATGAAGAAGCATTCATTATGGCTGATATAGAAATTAAAAAACAAACTCCTTGGGAGAAACAAAGAAGAATCAAGAACGATCTTAATAGATTTAATATGTATGAACTTCCTAACCGTACTAATAGATATGGGAGAAGACGTAATAACTAATATATATCATGGCTGAAGATCAAAAATCAGGAAGTAATATAAATCAAAATCCAAGTTCTGGAACTACTGGATTAAATTTAGATAGTTCTATTAATCAAGTTAAACCAGGATCATTAACATATGCTTTAAATGCAGCTGTTGAGAATTTTGATGGTAACATTGTGAATTATCAAAATGAATTAGGAAATGATCTATGTGTCACTTTCCCAAAATCTTATTTACTAATTGGTACCCATTTTATTAACGAAAAAAATAAACATATATTCTTTCTTCATAATCCAGTAAATGGTGACTCAGAGATAGGATATATGGAAAACAATGATTGTATATATCATACATTAGTTAATGCTCCATGTTTAAATTTCAATCTTAATAATCCAATACATAAAGTGGTGCATAAAATAACCAATTGCACTATAGAAATATATTGGACAGATGGATTTAATGTAAGAAGATATCTAGATTTAAATAATATTCCTTATTTAATACAACCTAATGCAAATCTTTGTAATCCTGCATATACAAATCAATTAGATTGTAATCAAATTAAAATACAACCAAACTTTTCTATTCCTCAACTTACTATTTCTAAAATTAGAAATGGAGGAGAACTTATATCAGGAACATATCAGTTTGCTATACAATATTGTGATGCTGTAGGTAATGGTTATACATCATACTATTCTGTTACAAATCCTACACCTATAATGGATGAACAGCAAACAACAGTTAATTTTAACACTAGTGTTAATAAATCTATTGTTGTAGATATATCAGATATTGATATTACAGGACAATATCAATACTATAACTTAGCTGTAATTAAAACAATTAATAATGCTACAGCTGTTGATCTAGTAGGTACATATTTTATAGAGCAATCTACAAATCAAGTTACATATACTGGAAGTGATCAATCTCCTATAAAACTATCTATCCAAGATATATTTGAGAAGTTTCCTTATTACGAAATAGCACAAGATATTACAGCTGTACAAGATATTCTTGTATGGGATAATCTTACATCTATTAATAGAATTAACTATCAATCAATAGCTAATCAAATAACTGTTGGATGGGAGACATATAGAATTCCTGCTAGCGAAAACTATGCTGATGAATTAAATGCTACAAACTTACGTGGGTATCTACGTGATGAGGTGTATGCATTTGAAATTGTATTCTTATTAAAGAATGGAAAACAAACAGATGGTTTTCACATTCCTGGAAGAGTACAAAACTGGAATGAATGGTCTCAACCAAATATACCAATTACAAGTGCAGATTTTATAGGTGATCCTGAAACAGGTACAAACTATAGTCCTTATTGGAAAATATATAATACAGCTTCTGTAACTGGATTTGTTCCAGGATATTCTGTAGATGCTAATTATAAAGGACCATGGCAATATGGTGAAATGGCTTTTTGGCAGTCAGAAGAAAAATATCCTTGTAATGTAGATGTATGGGGTGATCTTGCTGATCAATATATTAGACATCACAAGTTTCCTGATGTATTAATTTCTCCTATAAATGAATCTAAAATATTTGCAAGTTCTACATCAATGGTGATGGGGAATGATGCTGTGTTTCCTATTGGTCTTAGAATAGATCCAATACAGATTTCATATCTTGTTTATAATTCTAATTTAACTGCTGATGAGAAAAGTGAGATAGCAGGATTTAAAATAGTCAGAGGTAATAGAGGTACACATAAATCTATTGTAGCTAAAGGAATTCTTCGTAATGTTAACTCTTATGAAAGAGAAGGACAATATTATTACTATCCAAACTATCCATATAATGAAGTGGTAGGAAATGATCCATTTGTAAATTCAGTAAATAATGCTTGGACTGAAATATGTGAGCCATGGAACATTGATATATTTCAATTTAATCTACCTAATACAGGTACTCCTACATATGTAGAGATTGAATATACCAATTGTAATAATAATAAAACAGATACAATAAAATATACTACACTAGGTAGACAAATATTATGTTCTATCACTAGACCTATTCCACAAGGAACTGGTTCATTCAATAGAATGACTACTAATAGAGCAGGAAGAGAAACACCTACTCCTGGAACAATATTAAATATAGGACCATCAAATTATGATGTATGGGAAGTTGGTGTTGGTAAAACTAGTCTTGGAACTGGAAAAGCTGGATATGAAGTGCAATGGACAGATCCAGTAGCAGGACTTCAACATGAATGGGTACCTGGAGGAATTTTTGGTGGAGGAACTTACCAATTAAATACTTTAGTAGATGGACGTCCTGTAAATATATCAACTGGTTCTGCTGCTAATAATGAAGAGTTTGGTCGTATAGAACAAGTAAGATCAACTGCATGTAAAACAGAAACTCCTCAACCTGACATATCTTCTAAACCAGATCTAGCATATAGACAAGTATTTAATTCTCCTGAAACATCATTTGGTCAACCATTCTTAGGTAATGTATTAAAACTTGAGAATGTAATGTTTGGTAAAGGACTTGGTCACTTTGTAGAAGTGAGAGGTAATGCTAAATATAAATTACTTACTTATGAAGCTCAATATGATGCTCTTAGTAGTTCACAAGCTATAGCATCATATGGAGCACAATTTAATGCAGGTGCAATGTTCACTGTATACCAATCCTATTTAACTATTTATATTAATGGTATTACAAGAAGAAACTATGCTTATTCATATAACTCAATAGCTGATTATAATTATAATGTAGGTGTAGGTAATAACATCACTGTAGGAACTGTACAAGGTATTAAACAAAGAATGCTTGATATAGCTAGATATTTAATTCCTGGTGTTGAATCAGTTGGTGATACAATTAATGTACCAGGAGTTGGTGTAAGAAATGCTCCTATCAATAATTATAGAAGAGAATCTTCTGTTTATTTAAAAACAATGGATGTTGGAGTGGATGGTGTTACACCAGTTGCACCATTACCATTACCAAGCAATAGTCCTAGTATGATTATAGGAGGAAAGTCTATTGTTACAGAAAAATCTAGATTAACAATTGGAAGTAGTAATGCATGTGCAAGTCCTGCAAAAGAACAAGCCATTAGTGTTGTTTCTTATTATGCTTCATTAAAAAATATAATCCCAAATCAATGGGGACAAATATATACATACACTACAGTAGATACAGGATATCAATCAGTTATTAACCCTACAAAATCAGGACATGATGTAGTGTTTGGTGGAGATACATTTGTATCTAGATTTACATTTAAAACAAAACTACCATTCTTTATAGATAATAGAGTTAATGCTCCTGATGATAGTGATATCTTCTATGATGAGATTGGTAATATTGCCTATCCAATATATTGGCATTCTTCTAGATCTATATTAAAAGATTATGGTTATGCCCCTGATGGAGCTTTATCAAATGTTATTTCATACAAAGCACATCATTTTGATTGTCCTAATAAACAAGATCCTGGACCAAATAGAACTTATTATAATGGATACTTTTATTTGTTTGCATATGGAATTCCTAATTTCTATTGTGAGAGTTCTTATAATACAGATCTAAGACAAGCATTCAATAATAGAGAAGGTGATTTCTGGCCACATATTAGTTCTTCTATTCCTGATGATTGGGTACAAGAAAACTATGTATCTATAGCATTTGATAATACGTACAACTATAATATAACATATTCAAAACAGAATAAAGAAAATGTATTTACACATTTACCAGCTGATTGGAAAAAAGACTTCTGTTTTACATATTATCCATTTAGAACAATCTATTCAGATTCTCAGAATATAGATGCTGATAATAGAATAAATAGTTGGTTAACTTATAGATCAACTTCTTATTTTGATTTCCCTCAAAACTATGGAAACCTTATATCATTAGATGGTATTCAAAATAAAGCTATTTTAGCTAGGTTTGAGAATAAGTCTTTATTATATAATACATTACTTACAATTGATACAAGTAATCCACAAGCTGCTTATATGGGTAATCCTTCTTTATTTAGAAGTTCTCCTCCAATAGATTTTGCTGAAACAGATCTTGGATATGTAGGAAGTCAGAATAAGTTCTTATTGAAAATACCACAAGGACAAATAACAGTAGATGCTAAGAGAGGACAAATATTTTTACTTACAAGTGAAGGAGCTAAAGATCTTACATCATTCTCTTCAGGAATGAATAACTTCTTTACAAACCATTTACAATTTGAAATACTAAGATATTTTCCAAATAAAAACATAACAGTGAATGGTAAGACAGTTACTGTTCCAGGAGTTGATATAGATAATAGTTTTAATGGTATTGGTTTACATGGAGTGTATGATTCTAGATATGAAAGAATAATTATCACTAAACTTGATTATATTCCTATTGATAAAAATGTTAAATATGATTATGTAACAAAAGAGTTTTATGTAGATGAACCTATTGTTGGTAGTGCACCAATTAGAATAGTTGTAAGTTTATTAGATCCAGAATATTTCTGTAATAAATCTTGGACAGTTTCATATAATTTTAATACACAAAGCTGGGTATCTTTTCATAGCTACTTACCTAATTTCTATATGGGAGAAAATAACTTCTTCTATTCAGGAATTAATGGATGTTGTGATGATTTTGATTTTGTTGCTGGAGAGATAGTTCCAGATCCACCAACTACAACCACTACAACCACTCCAAATACACGTAGACCAACAACATCAACCACTACAACAATTAGTTCATATAATTGTGTATTGGAAGGAGATATTGTATTTACTGATTGTGTATTAGATGGTAATGGTATAATTACAGTGGGACCATTACCTCCACCTTGTGTAAGACCTGAAAATCTATCTCAAGATAACTTTGCTATTGGATATAGATTAACAGCACTTAATGTAGTTATTGATTCAACAGGTAGTGATGTAGAAGCTTGTAATGCAATGACATATTTAAACACTGTTCCACCTGACACTACAGTGAATACTATAATTGGAAGTTACTCATCTATTGGTCTTGGATCTATAATTTATGCAGGTCCTAATTATGAAACAGATTGTTCAGTGATACCTGATGGATGGTATTTTACAGATCAGAGTTCTAGTAATGAATTAACTTATGAAGTGGTAGATGGAATTATTATGCAAATAGTAGAATGTTGTGTAATAACAACAAGTACTACTACCACTGCACCAGTAGTATTAGAATGTTGTGGAGTTTTATTATCATCAATTGATAACATATACTATCTTAATAAATTAACAGATTCAGTGAATTTAATAAATGTTCCTGGGTATGTATCATCATTAGGAATAGCAATGACTGCTAATTACTTATGGAGTATTGATACCACTATAGAACAATGGGATATAGCTCTATCTCCATTTAGTGCTACATATAATACATCAATAGCTCTACCTATGGGATACACTCCAGGATTAGGAATATTTGCTAAAGATGAATATACATTAATTTCTACAGATACTTCTGCATCACCAAATAATGTAGTTGAATTAGATATTACAGGAGTGACAGCAGTGAGTACAATTATGTTTAGTTTACAAGCTAATAGAATTTCTGTAACTAATTTATTATATACAGTAGATGGTAAACTTATTGTAGCTAATCAAGATGTAATGACATCTGATTATTATATAACACAATATGATTATGCAACTAATGTAATAGAATTTGATCTTAATATTGGAACTATTGCACCTGCATCATTATTTGGATGTAACTGTGATATATATGTAACTGATGCTGATAGTAATTTATATACATTGGTTAATATATCAGGATATGAATTATTATCTTTATCTGCTAATTTAGGAATTACATCTATAGGTTCTGCTGCTCAAGTTGGTTCATGCGTACATAGTACTATTACTGAAGATATATTTACAACTACCACAACAACAACTATCTAATATGTCAAAGACTATATCTATAAAATTAACACAAGTTGGACCAGTTGCTGGACCATTTAATATCTATGACCAGTTTGGTAATGTGATAGCAGAAGATGTATCTAAAAAAACTCTTATAAGAGGAATTAGTTATATTGTAGATAATAATGTTAACATTATAAATATTAAATCTACAGGTAAATGTAAAATAGAAAAAAGTATAAATGTTGAAGATATTGAATTTAGTAATTATAATAACATAAATATAATACAGATTTCAACAGGATGTACTTGGACACATTCACTTAATATAAGAAACTATAATACATTCTATGGAAGTATAGCACCTTATATTATTGAATATCCAGTTGCTTATAGAGCTCAGGATGAACTATTGCAGAATATAGTGGATTACACATTAGCATATGAATATCTTCCTATATTAGATGGTGTATTTAATAGTAATACAAAAATAGAAACAAATGATAAATGGTTTAATAAAGCTATTATTTATAATGATCAACAGAGTTCTGGTGTTCTTGAGTTAGTAGCAAAACCAATGCATAACTTGCAAGCTTATAATCAATATCCTATCTTTAATACTGATAGTAAAACTATCACTTACACTAAGAGTGATAACTTCTATCAGTATAATACTTTCTGGGCATTAGAGAAAAGTTCTCAGGTTCCATTATTCAATACAACATGTGAGAGTTTATCAATTGATAAAGTGGTAAATCAAGACAATATGGACTATGGACTTAGAAGTTTTAAGAAAGCTACATTAAGAGCTAAGAATGTTAAGATAAGACATATACTAGATAATACATCAACAACTCACTTGGTAAGTCAATTTATTATTGCTCCAAGTCAAATATCTTATAAATAATGAGTAGTGGTAAAGTAAATTGCACATGTGGATGGAGCTGGAACAAATCTGATTCTAGTAAGAAAGATATGTACATATGTCATGAGTGTGGAAGAGACAATAGTAATAATATTCCAAAAGCTCAATTAGGTGAAAAAGTTGTAGCAGAATCTACTGGTGTATATAAAAAACCTTTTAATGAAAGAGAATTAAAAAATATTATAAAGGATGATGTTGAATATACAAGAACAGGTGATATAAAAAAACCTAGAGCTGAAGCTAATAAATTTGAAAAGTTTTTACCAGATAAAAAAACTGTTAATTTCTTTAAAAAAATGAAAAAAGAAGTAGGACCTGCAATTTTTAGAGAAGCTTTAAAAATACAACATGAAAGAGGAAATCCTTCTGTTAACGTAGGAACAAATAAAGGTTTACCATTTCATAATAGAAGAAATTATAATCCTTTTACCAACGAAATAAATATACCTAAAGGTTTACCTGATTCATATGATGATATAAATAATTATATAGAAGAAGTTGGACATGCTGGACAACCTTTGTCATATGTTATTCCTAGATTTTTAAAAAATGATATTCCAGGATATATAAAAGCATATACAACTGAAGGGGATAGTGGGGATAATACAGATAAATATGTTTATAATAATCCTAACACAGTAGAAAATTATACACATAATAAAGTTCAACCAAAATTAGAACAAAGAATAAACTCAGCATTTAGTTGGCCAAAATCAAAAGAAGAAGAGGAAGAATATCTAGATCTTATGTTAAAATATGATATGCCTAAACAAAAAAATGGTGGTTGGTTAGATAGCTATGTTGATGGTGGAACAATGCAAGAACACCAAGAGAATTATAATGATTCAGAAGCTTCTGCTCCTGAAGGAATGATAGGAGATGGATATTCTAATGTAGGTAGAAACTATTCTCCTGCATGGGGTGGACAGTTTGAAGATGGTGGTTTTATTCCTATGGCTCAAAATGGTAAAGCTACATCAGCAGATAGTCTTGCTGTATATAATGATGTAATGAGAACTAAAAATTATTATGAAACACATAATACTAAATATTTCAATAAACCAGAAATATCACCAGGATGGTGGGCAGATAAAATAATAATGGATAAGATCAAAAAAGATCATCTTAAACATCCAGATGTAACTGCAGCTAATAAACAAAAAATAAGACAAAATAAAAATCCTAATCAATATCTTTTATCAGATATGATTACAGGAGCAATTGATCCAAATGCACCATTATTTAGATATGATACAAGAATAGCTCCACAAGGAGAAATAACTTATAATCCAAAATCATATCTTGCACCAGCTATAAAAAAATTAGATCCTAATTTTGAAAAATTAAGTGATTCTGAAAATAGTGCTATTATAAAAATGTTGAGCGGTTATGGTAGTACAATGACTCCTGAACAAATTTTAATATATAGAAAATGGAAAGGTAAACATCCCCATGATCTTAAAAAAATGCAAGCTTTAGATAAATTAGACATAGAAGTTTCTAATCATACTCCTGGATATATTACCACTCTTCCTTATTATGATCCTCTTGCAGTTAAACCATATAATCTAAGAACTCCTCAAGAAAAAATAGATTGGCAAAAACAATATGGATCAACTAAAGATAAAGATAAAGATAAAGATAAACCAATTAAAAATACTCCAGTAGTTGAAAGAGGAGAATTAACTTCTTTACAACCAATGAGCAGAGGATTAGAAAATACTAATATACAAATAGATAATTCTGATATTAATATTCCTATTCATGCAAGAGTTCCTCAGTCTTATGATGTAACATCTCAAAGACAAACAATGAATGGTCCTAATGATTATTATGATTATAATGAACAAGGAGTTAGTATAGAACAAGCAGTAAAAGCTAAACAAGCTGCTGATGCATACAATCAATCTATTCTAGAGAAATATGGAAATAATAAAAATCCTAAAGCACAAGAAAGATTAAAACAATTAAAACAAGATATAGAATTAACTCCTCATTATCAAATGGGTGGATCTGTCTATCCAGTTAATTATGTTCCTCAAGCACAGAATGGTTGGTTAGAAAATGCTGAAAACTCTGTAAATAAATGGTTAGGTAATCCTATGCGTACAGGAGAAATTGCAGGAAATGTATTTGGAGAAAAATGGTTTAATCCTAAAACTAAAAAATGGGAAATAGAAGGTAGAGATAATGTTAGACATTCTTTTTCTGGTAGATATACCTCTGAAGCTATACAAAATAAGTTTCCTTCATGGATGCAATATACAGGAATACCACAAGCAGCAGGAATTGTTGGTGCTACAGGATTAGGTGCTGGACATGAATTATCTACACTTATAGGAACTAAAAATGACAAAAGATCATTGTATAACAAGATAAGAGAATCTGGAGAAGATGCTTTTAATAACATGATTGGTGCAGGAGTTGGTTCCTTACCAGTATCCTCAGAAATAAAAACTAATACATTAGGAAAATTATCTGATGATAATTTATTACCTGATGGTGTTTCTGGTAGAGCTAATAGTGTATATGTAAAACATGCAATGGGTGGTTCTATTCCAGGTGCTGTAGGATTTACATATGCACGTACACAATCTCCTGCTCCTAGTAATGGTCCTTATGCTAAGAAAACAAAAGCTAGTGCACAGAATGGTGGATGGTTAAATAAATATGATGTAGCACAAAATGGTAAAAGGCTTAATGATGCTGCTCAAATGATTAATACTATAAATGCTAGAAAGCAACCTGGATATCATCGTGATTCTCCAAACATTAACATTAAAGAAATTCCTAGACAATCAATTAATGATAAAATTGCAGCTCCAAAAAAATTACATACAACAGATTTAGATAAACTTAATGTAAGAAATAAAACAAAAGCTGAATTAGATGCTCAAGAATTAGCTAATGATAATGCTATTGCTGCACAAAGATTAGCTGTACGTAAAAATGCTGAAGCTAATCCTTTGCATAGTTGGGCAGGAACATTTGATTCTAAAAACTGGAATAGACAAAATGTAGAAGACTCTAGTGCTGATTTAGAATCAATGTTTAGAATGTCAGATAAGCCAAACTTTTTTGATGATTGGTTAAATCCTTTAAATCAAATAGGTGGTATGGCTGCAGATCTTGGTGCTGCTCCTAATCAAATAGTTCAACAAAATTCAATGATGCCTCTTGTAACAGCTGTTGGTACACCATTATTAACAGGACTATTAGAAGGACATGGTGTAAAAAATAATAGACAGTTTGTAAATAATCTTATAAATCCAGTTAACTTTGTTCCTGGTTATCATGCTGCTGAAAAATATTTACTTCCAAAAATTAAAAAGACATTAGCAAAAGGTGCTTTACCTATGCTTAAAGAAGCAAAAAAAATAGAAACTTTAGGAAGAGAAACAGTTAGAGGAATAAATGATAATGTTATTTATCCTATTAAATATAAAAAACAAATTGCTGATATAAAAAAATTACATGGTGAGTTAGCTTCACAATTAGGAGCAGATGAAGGAGTTAAAAGATTAAAGGGTGTGTTAGGAATAGATCCAACTAACTTAGATTACCCATCACTAACAACTACTCCAGGAATAGGTAGTCACTACAGTCCTCTTATGAATAATATAAATATGGACTTTAGACAACTAAGTGAATTTAAAAACTCTCCTAAATATATGCTTCCTGCAAACACAGTACATGGTCATGAAGTTGGACATTGGATGCAAAGAGAAGCTGATAGATTTGGTCCTGCATATCAAGAAGCATTAGCTAAGTATAATAGTAATAAAGCAATGTTTTTTGAACCTTCATTTCCTACATCAAACCCCACTGCAATAGATAGATTTGCACAACAATTATATGGATATGATAAAGGTACAAATATGATAGATATAAGTGGTGTATCAAATCAAGTAGATATGAATACATTATATGATAATGCAAAATACTTTACAAATCGAGGAGCAGAACCTCTTGCACATCTTAGAGAGATGCGTCAGAATATGTTAAATAAAGGATATATTAAAAATATATATGATCCAATTTCTGAAGAAACTATTAATAAGTTTATATCTGAAAATTTTAATGATAGAGTTTCAAGTTTTACAATACCTGGTTCTAAACAAACAAAAGGTTTAGAAACTATATTTAGAAATCTTCCATCAGTAATTGGTGCTGCAGCTGTAGGTACAGGTGCTGCTTATCAAATGCAAAATCAAAAACCAGTTTCAGGAATGAAAGAAGGAGGAGTTATAAAAGATGATAGAGGACAATGGGATCATCCTGGAGAAATAACAGAAATAGGTTCTAACAATATAACAATGCAAGGAGTTCCTTATCCTGTTCTTGGTATATCAGATACAGGAGATACTAAACTAATGAAACCAGGAAAAAACTATAAATACAAAGGGAAGAAAGTAACAGAATATCCATTATCAAAAAATGGAAAAGAGTTGGTTAAGTTAGACCAATTAACTAATTTTACAAACTATAACAAACCACAACCAGGTGGATGGTTGAACAAATATAATTAATATGAAATCACAAATCTTAAAAATTGCTGGTGTTAAATCTGAAAAAGAGTTCTACAAAAAGTATCCTTCAGAAGAAGCATTTATGAAAGTTCATGGAAAAGCTTTTAAGAAAGCTCAAATGGGTACTCTTGTAGGTGGAGAAACTCCTCATCAATTTGTTCCTAAATCACCTGAATATGTTAACTTCCAAGATATATATGATAAGAATGAAAAACTAACCACTGGATCAACTCAAGCAGAGAGAGATAAAGCTATGTATGATCAAGCTATGCTTCAAGCTCAACAAACCAAAAGTGGTAGTGGTAGTGATGCTACTGGTGGTGCAGGTGGTGCAATGGGTGGTGTAGGAGATATCATGAAAATGCTTGGTGGTGGTAGTGGAGGTGCTGAAGGAGCTGGAGGTGCTGAAGAAATGGCTGCTATGGCTGCTAGAGATGGTATGAGTTTTCCAAGAGCATATAGTGGAATTAATATGAACAATTGGTTTAATAATGCAACCACTTCTACACAAAGTACATATCCTCCTAATGCTGGTCAGACATATGGTATTGGTGCTCAGACAATGGGTAAAATGGGAGGAGGACCTGCACCTGTAAATCAACCAGGAACACAAGGTAGTTATGGATTTGGAGGAACAAATTATGGAGGACCTCCAGGTGCATATGGACCAAATACAAGTAATCCTAATTGGATGAATAAAGGTACCAACACTCCACCATATCAAGGAGCTCCTTATGTTTCTGGATATAATGGACATGAAGGAGAAACACCAACAGACAGTGGTTTTACTAAAGTAACAAAAGCATTAGGTCCATTAGCTGGACCTCTAACAAGTATTGCTCAAGGTTTTGATGCTTTGAAAGCTGAAAAGAATGCAAAAAAGAATGCTGAAAGAGATGCTAAAGTTAGTGAAGTTGCTAGAATAGCTTCTGGAACTAGAGAAGAAGAATCTAAAAGAAGATATGTTCGCCCAGAAGATATACAAAATACAGGAGAAGAATTCTTTCCTATATATGGTGTTGGTACAAATATACTTTCTAGAAATGGTGGACAATTTCATAGAGCTCAAAATGGTAATTATATAGGAGGTAATCCTACAGAAATACAAAATACATATAGTAATGGAAATGATATCTATACAGATGGTGGTTATGAACCATTAGAAAATCCTTATCAAATGAAAGACTATAGATATGGTGGTTATTTACATCGTGCACAAAATGGATTTCAGAACTGGCAAAACTCTATGAGTGGTGGTGGAAGTGGATTCTCTGGAAGTGGAGATTCAGGTGGAGGAACTCCTTGGGGAGCTATTGGACATACTGCTACAGGAGTAGGACAAGAAATAGCTGGTGGACAAAATGCTGGTGGAAATATTGGAGCAACTGGAGGTAAAGCCTTAGGAAGTATATTTGGACCAATAGGTGGAGCAATTGGAGAAGTTGTTGGTGGTGTAGCAGGAAACTTATTAGATACCAATCCAAGAGATATGAAAAAAGCTAATGATAAAACTAAAGCTAATATAAATGTAACATCTCTTAATTCTGCATTTCAAGGATTAGAAGGAGCAAATAATAGATTTGTAAGAAACGGTGGTGATATTGCTAGCTATGAAGATGGTGGATATATGAATCCTAATTACAATCCACAATTGATTACAATGTTTGGTGATCACACTGCAGAAGACTTTGCTGACTATGCACATAAGTATAGAGCTGGTGGACATTTAAAATCATACACTCCTCCAAGTGAAAGAGCTTTAGAAACTTATGCTATGGGTGGACAACTTCAAACTCATTGGGGTGGAAAAGCTGAAACACTTTCTCATAATCCTTACATGCCAGGATCTGGAGAAACAGTTTTATTTAGAGGACAATCACACAATGAATCTGATGGAGAAGGTAATACAGGTATTGGTATTACATATGGAGAAAATCCTGTAGAAGTAGAAAGAGGAGAACCTATGTTTGAAATGGGAGCTGGTGGTGAAATAGATCCTGCAACAGGAGAAGCAGAAAATACTGGTGTGGTATTTGGTAATATGCAAGTAGATAAAAAAGTGGCATCACAATTAAATGACCCAGACCTTATGGAAATAGCAAATAAATATCATGGTAAGAAATTCAAAAACATTGGAATAGAACTTTCCAAACAAGAAGCTAAACAAAATAAAATCATTAATAAAAATTCTGATTTAATAGATTCATTTAAAGTGGAAACATCTCTTGATAAAGTAAAACTTGCTGGATTACAAGCTATGCTTGAAGGAGCAGATGCTAAACTTAGAAACATAGCTAATACTAAAATAACACTAGCTAATTACCAAAATTCAATCAATGATGCTAAAGAAGAACTATCTGATGTTATTGGACAAAACCTTAGTGCAGAAGATCTTGCTAGAGGATATACTAAACTAGATAAAGATCCTGTAACAAAAGATGCTAAGTGGGGTGGAAATATTGTTAAGAGAGCACAAACTGGAGCTAAGGTGAAAGCATTTAAATCTGAAAGAGAAGCTGCAAATGCAGGATATTTTAAAGGTGCAGATGGTAAGTATCATAGAACTATTAAAAAGTTCTCTACTGAAGATAAAGAAACTAAATCTGCAGATGCTCTTGACCATGTTCCTACAGGACAGAAGTATAATCCTAAAACAGGACTACATGGTAAAGTGACACCAGAGAAGTTTGTAGAAGCTAAAACAGCTAATGCTTGGTATCCAGGTTGGAGTACATTTAATCCTAAAGTTAAAGCAGATGTATTAGCTTATCAAAAAGCATTTAATGCTAGAGCTAAAGCAAATGGATCAACAGCACATATAGATGAAGATGGAGCATTTGGAGAACAAACTGTAACTGCAAGAATAGCTGAATCTAAAAAAACAACTCCTACTCAATCTGAAGAAGAATCAACAGCAGTGGTTAATGAACCAACCACTCCTGCTACACCAGCACAGAAAACTAAGTTTCCTTGGTTACCACTTGCTAATCAAGCATTAAGATATTTTATGCCTACAGATCAAGAAGATTTAGATTATCAACAACTATATCCAGAAATGTATGCTATGGCTAGTAATCAATTAGAACCTGTTCCTGCACAGAGTTATCAACCAGAACTAATAGTTCCTTATGACATCTCTTTACAAGCACAACGTAATGCTGTAATATCTGGTCAACGAGCTCTTGAAAAACAACTTGGATATAATCCAGCTGCTCAAGCTAATGCTGCTCCAGCAGGTTATAATGCAATAAACGAAATAAACGAAAAAGAGTTTATAGCTAACCAAGGATTGAAGAATCAAGTTTATAATGCTAACGTTAATACAATGAATGATGCTAAGAAAATAAACTTAGGAATATTTGCTGATCAATGGGCTAAACAATCTCAAGCTAGATCTAACACTAAAGCTACAACACAAGCTGCTCTTAATTCTATTTCTGATAAATATGCTAAACATAAACTTGAGAATAGAAAACTTAGTATCTATGAGAACATGTACAACTATAGATTTGGTAAGAGTGGTAGAGCTCAAAACTGGAATGGTTTACAATTCTTTGATACCACTGTAGGTGGAAATGGTTCATCAGATAAATCAGGAGGACTTGCTTCAGGTAAAGAATTTACATATGATGCTGCTGGTAATATTGTAGGAGTTAGATCTGCTGATAAAGATACTGTTACAGATGCTGATCTTGAAGCAGTGGGAGGAACCAAAAATAAGAATGGAGGATACACCAAAATAAAAAGTAAAAATGGTTCAATACTAAAAGCTTTCAAAAATTTATAACTAATTTAATTATAAAGAATTAACATATATCGTTATACACTATTGTATAATCTAATAATTCATATTATATTTGCTTAATTAACTCGCTATGGCATCATATACAGATAAAATCCCAACTTTTAATCCTTACGTAGAGCAGCAACCTGTGGATGCAATGCTTAAGGTGGGTGTGTACAAACAACAAAAGTACGAAGAGGGTGTAAAGAAAATCCAAACTACAATAGATAATGTTGCAGGATTAGATATTGCTAATCCTGTTCAACAGAAATATCTACAATCTAAACTTAACTCTTTAGGTAATAACTTAACATTCTTAGCTGCTGGAGATTTCTCTGATTTCTCATTAGTTAATTCTGTTAATGGTATGACTAAACAGATAACTAAAGATGAGGATGTTTTGAATGCTGTTAGTTCTACAGCTAAACTTAGAGCAGGATATAAAAGAAAAGCTGAGTTAGCAAAGAAAGGACTTACAGATAAAAACAATGATGACTACTATGATATGCATGCTTCAGATTATGTTAATAGTAAAGATTTAAAAGCTAGTTTTAATTCTGACTATGTTCCTTATACAAATATTGTTAAGAAGTTACAACAAGCTCTTGTAGGTGCAGGAGAAAGTACCACTATAGCAGAACAATTATTTGTTACAGGTGCTGATGGAAAACCATTAGTTGATGAAACAGGTCATTACAAATATGCTGATGTTAAAACTATCAACAAGCTTGTTACAAACAAACCTGCTGTATTAGCTGCTATAGCTAATGTAATGAATGAAGGAGATGTAAAACAACAACTTGGAATTGATGGTTGGGCTACATATAGAAATACAGAAGCTACAGATTTATTAGAACCTTTAAAGGTTGAGTATGATAATGAAAGAATTAGATTACAACAACAATCAGTAGAAATTGGTGCTATGTTAAATGGTACAAATCTATCTCCTGAACAAAAAGAAATGTATACTAATGCGGCTGCTGAGAATGAAGCTGCTCTATTAAAGAATGATAATACATTCCTATCGTTATCTAAAGAAGCAGAAGAAAATCCAGAATCATTTAAACAAAGTTATTACACTCAAGAAACTAAACAACGTTTATTAAATCAATTCCTTAAAGAAGAAGATTCAAAAACTACAGGTGTTAATGAAGGATTGCAACAACAAAACTGGAGAGATGATATGGCATTTAAAAAAGCACAAGAAAGAAATAAGGTGGCTCTTGAAAATGCAAACTTAGCTATTAATCAATCTAAGAATCAATTAGAATGGTTGAAGTTTAGTTCAGACTATGAATTAGATCCTGTTACAGGACATTATAATAAAAAACCTGAACCAGGCAAAGGTACAGGTAAACCAGGTGCTGGTGGAACATATAATGCAAATCAACCAATATTCCAAGCTAGTACTCCTGGAGATAAAGTGAATCCTTATAATATTATTCAAACAGATATAACTAAATTAACTGAAGATAAAGGTGTTCAAGCAATTTCAATATATACTGATTTTATTAGATCAACTAATAATGATCCTAGTCTTTCTGATGAAACTATTTTAGCCACTGCTAAAAAATATGCAAAAGCAAAAGGTATAACTATTGAAGCATATTTAGATAGATTTGCATCGAACATTAAAAATAAATATGATGAGGAAGGAATAATGCCTCCACCTAATATAGATGATGAGCTTAATAATTATATTAATACTTCCACTACACTAAACAATAAAGTACGTTTAGTTGAACAATCTAGAAAATCAGCTAAAAAAGAAGCTGGTGTTGAATCAAAATTAAATGAAATATTAGCAGGTCATACTACATTAAACTTTAATATTCAGAATGAAAAGTTTACCATCACTCCTGAAGATATGATGACTATGGAAAAGAGTGGATGGATAAATCGATTAGCTCTTGGGTTTAGTAATCAAGCTCCAGAAAGACTTTTAATAGATGATGATAAATTAACTGATTCTCAAAATAGATTTCTTTCCAATTGGTATAAAATGTCTCCTCAAATGAGAACTCAAATACTACGTGAATCTGATAGTTATAAAGGTAAACAATCACAATATTATAATGCATTAGATAAATCTGAAAAACTATTTAATGACAAACTAGCTAAAGTGGTTGGTGTTTCAGATGCTGTTTCAGGAACTTTACCTTTTGGTGATTCTGATCAGAAAAATGCTAGTATAGGTAAAGTGGCTGCATATATAAATGGTGGAGAAAGAAACTATGAATCAGGAGTAGATAAAACTACAATAATAAAAGCTTTAGATAATCCAACAGCTATATCTTGGAAAGGTAAAAAACCTACTAATTCTAGAGAAGACTGGATGGGTGAAATAATAGTTACTGGTAAAGATGGATCTTACACTATAACTAATGTAAACCATAAAGACTTAGAAACTTTTTCAGATGCTACATTCACACAATATAAAGAACAACCTATTCAGGATGCACTTAATATGAATGATAAAACCAAGTCTACAAATCCTGTATATATGGTTAACTCACCTGATGCTTGGCGAACTGCTATGTATAAAGGTACTAACATTAATCCAGAAGTAACTAAAGCAGGTTGGAGTTATCGTGCTGATGTTATAAAATCAGGTGGAGGATATAGACTTGTTAATTATGTTAGACCTCCAGGAGCAAAAGGATACACCACTATATATGGTGCTGCAATTGCAACTGACGAACAGATTATAGATAATACATATAAAACAACAACACCAGCAGAGCTAAGTGCTATGTACTTAAATTATCTACATAACCAAACAAAACAATAATAGATTATGCCAGATCCAACAAATCCAAATCTATACGGACAACCTTATACAAGAGGTCCTTTAAATCCTAATATTGGTTCAATTACTACCACTCCTTTAACTACAGGGTTTCCTGGATTAAGAACAGGAAAACCTCTATCTCAGGATGATAGAATTAATCTTCAGAATAGTCAATTAAATCCTAATGAAGTTAGACCAGGTAAAACCTATTTAGCTGATGTTGCAGGAGATTTAACTGGTAGATATGATACAGTTATATATGGAGCTAATAATGAAGATGCTTGGGGAGCACAACAATCTGTTTTATCAAAAGCTGTAAATGGTATATTAAAAGGTACTAATCTTGCAGCCACAACTGTTGTTGGTGGATTTGCTACAATGGGTGGTGCTATATCATCTTTGTTCACAGGAAGACTTGCAGATATATGGGATAACCCTGTTATGCAAGGAATTGATAAATGGAATGAAAAGGTGGATCAAGAATACCTACCTAACTATTATACAGATCAAGAAAAGAATGCTGATTGGTATTCTTCTGATAACTGGTTTACAGCAAACTTCTTATTTGATAAAGCAATTAAAAACTCAGGATTTGCTGTAGGTGCTATTATTTCTGGTAACATGGCATCTGGTGCATTAGGTGCTGCAGGTACTGCTATTGGTGAAGGTGCTGCTACTTTAGAAGCATCTCAAACATTCAAAGCATTTTCTCCATTATTAAAAAACACTGCAAGAGCTTTCTCTGCAGGTAAGAATGCTGAAGCTGCTGCATTGCTAGAAGGAGAGATTTCATCTATTGCTGATATTACACAAAGAACATCTAAGATGGCTGAGATTGCACAGCAAACAAATCAGTTCAATAAGATAAATGATATTGGTAAAAGATTTGGTATAGCTGCATACTCACAAGCTGGTGAATCTGCATTTGAAGGATTACAAACTTCTAATGAATTTAGAAAACAATTAATTGATCAATATACAAGAGGTAACTTTGGTGTAGCACCAAATGAAGAAGAGTTAAAGAAAATAGATCAAACAACAGCTAAAGTGGGGAAAGCATCTTTCCTTGCTAATATGGCTTTATTAACAGCTACAGAATATGTACAGCTTCCTAAGTTATTAGGAAGTACATATGCTTCTGAAAAACAAGCTGCAAATAGCTTAGCTGGAATGGCTGGTGATGTTGTATTAAAAGATGGTAAGTATGTTGCTAAAGAAGCAGCTACAACCAAATTTGGTAAACTATATAATAAAGTTAAAGGAGTAGGTAAGTATGTATTTGATCCTAAAGAGATGGGTCAAGAGATTGGTCAGTATGCTGTACAGATAGGAACACAAAACTATTATAATAAAGCATACCAAGGAAAGGATGCTAATTTATTAGTTGATGGTGTTTTATTTGGTTTATATGGAACAGATCAATCTGGTAAAGGAATAGGAGCATTGAATTCTAAAGAAGGAATTGAAGGTGGTATTATTGGAGGTCTTACTGGAGGAATTATGCAAGCTAGAGGAAACTATATGATGGGTAAAGCTGTTAAGACTAACACTGCAACTTTCTTAAATGAACTTAATAATGCACCTACATACAAACAAGCTTTTCAATATAAATTAGATGCTGTAAATAGAGGTGTTGTGTTGCAAGAACAACAACAAGATGCTATTGAACAAGGTGATAAATTAGAAGCAAAAGATCTTAATGCTGATATGATGCATAACTATCTAGCACCACGTATTAAGTATGGTAGAATGGATATGGTTATGGATGACATCAAAGAGATGAAAAAAGATTCTATGACACCTGAAGGAATGGCATCTCTTAAACAAGCAGGTCTTGCTAATGTTAATGATACAGCTGAATCATTTGGTAACAGACTTTCATATTTTGAACAAACAGCTAAGAATACAGAACAAATATATAAGTCTACAAATCTTAGATACTCTGGAGAGATATTAAAAGATGAAGAAGGTGAACCTATATTAAATGATAAAGGACAACAACAAAGAAAATACTCAGATACAGCAATTGAACAAATGGTTTATGCTGCTAGTAAAGTGGCAGACTATGATGTGCGTATTCCTCAAGTATCTGCTCTTCCTGTAAGTAATGGAATTGATGTACAATCTGTTATTAATGAAGAGTTAACTAATCCAGAATCTACAGCTCTTGCTGATAAATTATCTGAGCTTGATGCTAATCCACAAATTAATACAGAAGAAATTAAACAAGATTTAACTGATTCTGTTGAGTTAGCAATGCGAAGAAAAGAATATCTTAAAGACTATAATGATATTATAAATAATCCAAGTAAGTATATTCAACAAAGAGAAGAGTTTCAAACTCCTGAAGATACAGGAGAAACTAAAGAAAAAATCTCTATTAAGACTAAGAGAGGACCTAGAGATATTGAAATAGGTACTGAATACTTTTTAGGAAAAGTGGTTGATCTTGATGAGAAAGGACATGAAGTATATCGTGCTCCTAGAATGGTTGTATTAGGTAAGAATGAAGATGGTACAATCAAAGTGCAAGATTCTGATGGTGTTATCCATGATTTAAAAGAATCTACATTAGAGAGATACAATCTTGGAAAGGTTGATTCTACATTGAAAAACAAAAAAGCCAAGTTCTATATGGAACATTGGAACATGGTGTATGAATTCAACTTTGGTAAAGATAAAGGAGGTAAACAAAAAGGTAGAATAGAATATGATCCTGAAACAGATCAAATGCTCTTCAAGTATAAAAATAAAAAAGGAGAGATTAAAGAAATTGAAGTTACAGGAGATCAGTTTAAATTAACTGAAGCAAATAAAAAGAAAGGTTTTACACAACCTATGATTACAGAAGTTGGAGAATTAACTGCAGTTCAACAAAAAGCAAAAGATGAATACACTGCTCAAGAAGACCCACGTTTAAAATCTAAACTTGAAGCACGTCTTGCTATATTGAATGAACTTTTTGATGACTTATCTAAGTCACAAGATCAATCTAGAAAAGCTCTTGAACAAAAACAAAAAGCTCTTGAGAATATAAACAAAGAACTTGAAGCATTAAAAAAACAAATAGAAGAAAATGCTAAAGTTGATAATAGATTTAAGAAAGGAATAAAATTTAACACTGTAACTAAAAAAGCATTAGAAAATGCTATGAGGTTATCTAGAATGCAAGATCAATTAGAGAATGAGATTAAAACTCTTGAGTCTGATCTTGATGATATAGATTTTAATATAAATTATATTTCTAATCTTGTTGATAATATAGATACCACTGCTACTAATTTTTATGATTTTAAAAATGACTTAGAAGATGATCTTCTTAATTTAGAAGTGTTGAGAGAACAAACAGCTAAACAAATTAGTATTGTTTCTAAATTACTTAGTCAAGCACAGAAAGCTTTTGATTTTATTATAAATATGCTTTCAGATTTTATTCAAAAATTTGAAAGTAAGTATCCTGATGTTCCTAGATTAATGGGACAAGACTGGGTTGATTTCTTAAAAAATAATCCAAATTTCTTAAAGTTAAAACCTAATTATAGAAGTGAGCTTGATGATTTAAATGACTTAATAGCGTTTCATGAAGATGGAGATATAACTCCTAGTGAAAAACGTATAGAAGATTTGAAAGATCATCTTGATATTATGCAAGAAGAATTTAAAAATCTAAGTAGAGAAATTGAAGCTAAGTCTCTTGTATTAGATAAGTTTTCTGCTATTGCTGAACAATATAAAAAGCAAGAAGCAGAAGCTAAACAAATGGAACGTAATGTAAAATTAGGGCAAGAACTTCTTGGTACATTAACAGGAAGTGTACAAAACTTTTTTGGTACAAAACCATATGAGCAAGAAGCTAAGAAAGATAAACTTGCTGTTGTAGGAGGTACTAAACCATTTACAGAAGATACAGAAGAGAGACCTCTTCCAGGATATGCTGCAAGAGTTAATCACTTTGGAGCTAGAGTGTCTAGTATGGATAATGCAGATGATTTAAGAGGAACTATTGTAACAGCTAATACAGAAGATCAAATACTTATTGGATTAACAGATAACTTCTTAAATGAAGATTCTAAGCCACTTAGTCCTGCAAGAAGAGAAGAGATTAGAAAAGAAGTTATATTCTTAGTTGTAACAGAGAATGGACAACTAGTAGATAAGAATGGAAAACTTATTCCTGGAAAATCTACTGAAGAAACACAAGAAGCTTATAACAAAAGACTTTATAATAATGCAATCTTTCAAGTGTTTCCTTCTGCTAGTTTAACTTCTAAAGGAAAAGATGGTAAAGTTGGTTCTATGTTTAGAGACACTGTTCCTCAATATGAAAGAGATTCTCTTAAAGAACAATACAAAGCATGGAGAGATGCACAACTAGCTAATACAAAATTAGATAAGAAAGGACAAAAGTTTAAGACCTCTTTTGGTAATTTAGAATTTGTTAAGGTGTGGGATGATGCAAAGAAAGAATTTGTTAATGATACTGCTACAAGAACTTCTGCACAAGATGCTGGATTATTAGATAAAGGTATTCTTAATAGAGATTCAGTTATCACTGTTGCTACAACTAATGATGATAAGTCTGAAGGAAATGTTTCTTTTAAATCTCCTAAAGGTAGAGTGTTCTTACGTATACCAGGACAAGGACTTGTTAGATTATTTAATAAGAAGTTTAGTAAAACAGAATCAGAAACTATTTTTGATGCTATGTTAAACTTAGCTAAAAATGCTTCTGAAAATGGATCATTATATGGTAATGATAAAGAAGATGTTAATAAGAATATTTTAAACTGGTTAAAGAGTGTTGTATATTGGGGTATTGCAAAAGATAAAGAAGGAAAGAGAAAACCTGCTGGATATAACAATATTTGGTTTGATAATGTATTAGTAGATGGTAAACCAGTTAAGAAGTTATTCATGTCTGGTCTTCAAAAAGATTCTCAAAGTTATTTTGATTTTACTCCTCAAGGTTTAATTAATAGTAAACAAGATATTCTTGGATTGCTAGAGCAAATGTATGCTAATACAGATGCTAAAAAAGTAAACATTGATAATTACAATGCTCCTTATGATGAGATATTAAGATTTGATAACTTAGGTAACCCTGTTACAAGAACATGGCCTAATTACCAAACATATTTATTATCATCAAACATTGTAGATAAAGATGGAAATATTACAGGTAAGAGAACAGGAAAAGAAATTCCTCTTACTACACAAGTAAGACCTTTAACATCTGCAGAAGATACAAATAGAAAAGGTGTTTATTTTACATTAAATAGTTCAGTGGAATATAATGTACCTGCAGCACCTGTAGCAGCTCCTGCAATGGTTGTACCAGCACCTGTTGCCACTGCACAAGCCCCTGTAGCTACACCAGTTGTTAAACAGCAACAACCTACCACTCCTGGTAAATATGATTTAAATGGAACAACAGAAAACAAAATTGTTATAGGTGGAAAACCAGATGGTAAAGGTGGCATCACTCCTATATATAATATAAACTTTACATTTGATATTAGTAAAATATCAGAGTTTTTAAAAGGACTTACAGATTTCACTAGTCTATATGAAAATGGTGGATTGACTAAAGAATTTTTAAATGTTCTTAAAGATAATAAAGTAGTAACATATATTGATGTAGCAGATAATACTAATGGTATTTCAGCTTTTGTATCAGCAGTAGGTGAAAATATAGCAGAAGCAGTTTCTTTAAATAAAATATTTGAAGCTGTTGCTCCACAAGTAGTGGCAGAAATGATTCCTGTTCAACCAGCAATAGCTGATGAAGCTCCTCAGGCTCCAGCTCCTACAGCTGCTACATTTACTCCAACAACACCTTATGGCACACCTACAGGACCAGAGTTAACAACTGCTTCTACCTCTGATATAGAAGCTAAGAAAGCTGAAGCTGATAAACTTACTCCTATTGAACAAAACTTTGCAGATGGTCAAGGTGGACGTAAAATGCAATCTAAGTTTGAAGGTAAATCTACTATGGATTTAATTCTTTCTGGAGATAGAACTAGAACTACTCGTGCTAATACTGATATACAAAGAATGTTAAAAGACTATGGTCTTACTAAAATTGAAGATTTAGTTGGTAAGGTTATTCGTATGACAGATAAAAAAGGTAGAACTGTTTATACTGAAATTACAAAAGTTGCTCCTTTTACAAAAGAATACCAAGATGCTACTTGGCAAAAAGAAGGATGGGAAAAAGAAGTAACAGATAAATTAGTAGGACAATATCCTTATGCTATAGAATTTAAACTAGCTGCTTTAGAAGGTAGTGTAGAAGAAGAAGTAGTTACTCCTGAAGAAGTTACAACTGAACTTCCTACAGATTTTATTGATTTAGATGATTTAGATGATGATGATGTAGATACAAGTGCAATGAGAGTTGCTCAGCTTATTGATAAACTTAATCAATTTAAACCAGAGCAATGGAATAAAGTGGAAGAAGCAATGGCTAAAATGCTTCCTAACATTCCTTTCTATAGAACTAAAAATATAATAAAAGGTACTAACGGTAGACAAGCATGGGGTATGCTTCATGATGCTGCTATATATGTATATGAAGGTGCAGAAGAAGGAACAGCTTACCATGAAGTGTTTGAAGCTGTGTGGAAAATGTTTGCTGGACCAGCTCAAAAACAAGCTATTATTAATGAGTTCAAAAGAAGAAAAGGAACATTTGTAGATAGAGAGTCTGGTAAAACTATTGAATATAAAAATGCTACAGCTTTTCAAATCAAAGAACAATTAGCTGAAGAGTTTAGAGAAGCAGTTCTTAAAGATAAACTAGGACTTCCAAAAGAATCAAAAACTTTAATAGGTAGATTGTTTTCTCAATTAATAGATTTCATCAAAGCTTTCTTTACAGGAGAAACTGCTCAACGTAATACCAAAGAATTATTTAATAATATTGGTAATGGGTATTATGCACAATTTAATCCTTATCAATCACAATTATCATATGCTAAAAAAGGAATTATAGATATTGAAGATGCTCAAGCTACAGCTGATTCTGAAATGAGATCATTAACAATTCCTGAGATTGAAATGCATGATATAATTCAACACATGACATTCTTGACATTGACTAAACTATCTCTTAATAATGAGAGTGTATTCACTGTTAATGATTTAAATGAATCTGAATTGTATCCAGAATTAAAACTAGGTATATTAAAACTTCTTGCTAAACAAAACAAGTTAACAGCTAAATTAGTAGCAGAAGGAAAAACAACACAAGAGAAAGCTACAAGATTAATAAATAATAATAAATCTTTATCTATTAACATTCAAAATGAATGGGCTCAAATCACTGCTAATCATAAAGCACATTTAAAAACATTTGATGTTCAATTTGATGAGAATGATGAAGACATATTAAACAGTGAAGAGAATACTGGTAGAGGAGAATTTGAAGCAGCTAACAAAATAGATTCATTTAGAAAAGCTAATGCTGCATTGAAACTTGTATTGAGTACTATTCCTATTACAGAAATGGTAGATGGAAGTATAAATTGGCAACCTTCTTCTATAGGAGGAGTTACACTTATCCCTGCAGAACAAATACACATTGATTTAAAAGCTAAGTTACATGGTTCTATGGATATAGAAGATATGTTATTAGGACTTAAAACAATGGCAGAAAACAATCCTAACTACAATGCTTTATTTAGAAGACTAACAGGTAACTCAGCTGATGTAGGATTAGATATAAACACTATACAAGAACATGATTTTCAATTAGCTTCAGCATTATGGAAATCTATAAGTATGCAAAACCCTGATGTAATCACTGTATTCTTACAAGAGGATGGTGATGTAGTTGTTAGTAATTCTACGCTTAGTAGTGCAGCTAAATCAGCTAAAAAAGAAATGATTAATAACATTATATCTACATTAAAGAATGATCAATCTATCTATTTTAGATATGTTTCTTCTACAGGTAAATATTATGCTAAAGATAATTTAAAAGCATTATCATTTGATGGAAGTTTATTAAAACCATATACTGATTTTCTTAAACAACTTGGTATAGAATTTAATGAAAGAGATCTTGTAGATTTGAAACCAGACCAACTTGCAGCATTTAAAAAATCAGTAAGTGATATTAAAAATGAACTTTCTAAGGTGGGTGATAGTAAGATTGTTAAAGATGAAAACAATAATGATGTAGAAGAAGATGGTGGTATAAAATCTATTAGTACTAAAACATTAAACATTGATGGAGATTTACTTAGACTTGCTATTGTAAAAGCTGTTATTGATAATACAGAATTTCAATCTACATATTTCAATATTAATGGAGAACGTACACAATCATTCATTGGAACTAATCTTATCAGTGCTTTACATAACACTCTATCTAAATTAAGAAATATAGAAGAGTTACAAAACGATCCTAGATATAAAAGGTTTGCTTACTTAGCTGCAGGTAATGATGTATTTGTACAAGGAAGTCAACTATTAAGAAAGATGTTTGATATAGTTGGACCAGATAGTACAGGAAAACGTAGAGCTGGTACTGAAGATATTGGAAAACCTGTTATTGTAGATGGTATAGTAGATGAACAAACTGGTAAGAAAAAAGAAGCTTCTAAAGTTACATATAGACAAAGACTTATTCAAGAATTAAATCTTAATATATCTGGTATATTTATGAATCTTGTTCCTGGCGATGCTTCTCTTGAACATGCTATTAGAATGTTTAATCAAAAAGATCCATTTGTTTCAGAAAGTGATTTATCTAACAAGAACTATTTAGATATATTCAAAGATTATTTTGTGTCTGAAGTGGAACTTGTTAAAGAGAATAGAAATACAGCAAAAAATAATGGTAAAGATCTTCGTTTCTTCAAAGCTATTCTAGGAGAAGAGATGCATAAAAAGATTGCAAATAAAATTAATGATGAAACTGATGCTGAGCAATTGTATAAAGATAATGCACAAGCTATAAACTCTGCAGTGGAAGCATTTATTAAACAAGATACAGCAGATACAGAAGAATTATTAAAAGCATATGATATTATCACTACAGAAGATAGTATAATTAATATAGATAAGGTGGCATTGTTTAATAAAGAAGAAACTATTACACAAGAAGGATTAAACTCAAAACTAAAAGCATTAACTATTAACTATATGATAGCTAATATAGAAATGCATAAAGTTTTATATTCAGATCCTTATCAATATAATGATGAGCTTAAACGTATTAAAAACTTTACATCTCCTGGACAACCATTAGTTCCTAGTTCACAAGCAATAGATGCTAGACTTAATGAGCTTTATAACAAAGGATTTAAACCTGGTGATATTGGTTATACAGATATGACACAAGATCATTTTAGATCTATAGCTTTACAAGATGTATTAAGTACAAATGAAAACTTAGGATATGATGTTCCTTATGAAGAAACAGATGGTGGTGGATTAATTACACTTAAAGGATATAGAGTGTTTGCTTTAAGAGCTGGTACATGGACAGCTAATAATGAAAAACAATATAGATTTGATATAGCATTTGAAGAATTAGTTAAATCAGGTGCTAATGAAACTACTATTAAAAAATTCCTAAAAGGTAATCCAGGAATCAAAGATACATACACACCTATTAAACCTATTGTTAGAGGAAGTAAAGATAATGGTAGAACTTACAATGATATTGTTCTTCACAAATTTGCACTTGCTCCATTATCATTTAGAATACTTTATGAGTTAAATCCTGATTCTAATGCAATCAAGTTATATAACAAGATGCAAAAAGAGAATATAGATTATGCTGTATTTGCTTCAGGAAGTAAAGTGGGAACAGAAAAGATATCTCCTTTATATAATGCAAAAGGTGAGTTTGATAATACACCATTTGAAGATGCTAGAGAAAAGAAAGGTAACTTACCTGATAATGTTAAAAGAGCTGTAAGTAATATACCATTTACTATTGTAGCTGTACAATCAGAGGTCCCTTCTAAAGACACTCCAACTGTTACACAAGGATCTCAGATTACTAAACTTGCTACAATGGATTATTTACAATCTGGTGTACCTATTGATTTTATGCCAGAGCTTCCTACATTTGAAGAAAGATTTTCTGAATGGTTAGGTCTTGATGATAAGTCAAGTTATAATGAAGGAAAGAATATTTATAATGAAATTGTAAACAATCAAAAACTATTAGAAGCTAGAATTGAAGATGGTATACAATCTCTATATAAGAAACTTGGTATTGTAGAAACTACAAATGAAGAAGGAGATAAAAAATGGGTAATAGAAGATAGAGATAAGTTAGTTAAAACTCTTACTGAAGAAATTGGTAAAAGAGAAATCAATTATAATATTACAGATGCTTTTGCAGGATTTGTAAAAGGTGATGTTATATTAGAAGCTACTCCTGTATACCAACAAGTTAGAAACATTCTTTATTCTATAGCTGATAAAACTATTGTACGTCCTAAAATATCTGGAGGTATGAAGGTGCAAGTATCTTCTGCATTATTAGAATCTGTAAGAGCAGTAGGAAAACCTGTATTAGATGATAAAGGTAAACAAGTATTTAATAAAGATGGTAGTCCTAAATTTACATATGAATCCACTGAACTAGAATTCTATAAGAATGAAGATGGTAAGAGAGTATGTGAGATAATGATTGGTAGATGGTTTAAATCAAATAAAACAGATAAAGAGTTAATGGATTATTTTAATAATGATCCAGAGGGTAAGAAAGAATTTGCAGCTCTTATGGGTGTAGCATTTCGTATTCCTACACAGAAACAAAACTCTATTGATGTATTCAAGATAAAACAATTTCTTCCTAAAGACTTTGGAGATTCAGTAATTATTCCTTCAGCTCTTGTTAGAAAAGCAGGATCGGATTTTGATATTGATAAATTATCAATCTATTTGAAAAATGTATTTACAGATTCTCAAGGTAAAATAAGAGTGGTTCCATTTTTAGGAATTGGTCAAGAAGCTAAAGATAATTTCTACAAATTATTTGATGAAGGTAAGTTATTATCTAAATCACAAATAAAAGAATTAAATGATGAATTAGAATTATATAAGTCTGGTAAACTAGAAGGTAAACTTATAGAAGCTATTTTTGGTGATGCAGGTTTATTTACTGAAGAAGATGTATTAACAGACTTTATTGAAACATTAAAAGAAAATGGTATTAGAGAATCTGTTGTAGATAAATTTTACAAACAATCTTTAGAAAATGCTTATATACAATCTTTAGAAAATCTTATATCTAATCCATTAAACTATGATAACTTAGTTAAACCTAATGATGCAACACCATTGAAAGATCTTTCTGATGATGTTCAAAGAGAAATGGGTTATGCTAAAGCTGATTTTGGTAATGTAGGTAATATGTTAAGCAGAAGATTTATGTCTAGTTTAAGACAATCTTTTGTTGGAGGTAAAGCTGCATTAGGTATTGCTGCACAAGCACAAACAGGAAATGCTCAAAGACAACGTAGTGTTACCTATATAGATGTAGATAGATTAGAAGGAGATTTAATAGATGAACAAGATAAAATCATTCTTGGATATAATTCTAATTCTAATATATTTGCTAAAGATACAAACATTAACTTCCAAGAATATAATTCTGCAATGGTTAATGGAAAAGTTAGACCAATGCTTTCATGGATTAAAAACAAAGCAGGAGAATATATATCAGATATTACTGGAATGTTTATTGATGGATATGTGGATATTTCTAAAGGTGACTGGATTATTAAACTTGGAGCAACTACTAATGTAGCTTCTACATGGTTGTTCTTAACTAATTTAGGTGTGCCTATTAAAACTATAGCATATTTTATGAATCAACCTATTATAAAAGACTACTTACGTGCTATTGAAAACAAAGGATATTCTTGGTTGTATATAGAAGATATGATAGAAGATAAACTAGATGCTTACAGTCCTAGTAAAGAGTTTATAAAATCAGGAACAACTATTAAAGGTATTCCTTCAGAGACAGAGTTATACAAAATGCTTAAGTATAATAATGCAGTTTCTAAAAAAGATATGTCAGATCTTCAAAAGCTACAACAACAATATATGTTGAAAGAGTTTTTGAAATATGCTAAGATGTCTTCTCACTTGTTTAATGTATCACAAGCTTCTAACTATGATACAGCTAATCTTAATGATCCATATTTAGTATTTAAGAAAATAATTCAATTAATAAAAGCTAGACGTACAATCATCTCTTCTGTAGATGATATCATTGATGCATCATTTATAAAAACATTAAAAAATATAATGTTTGATTATAGAGATGCTTTTGCTGAAATACTAATGTCAGATAGAGGAAATGTTAGACAAGTGTTACAAAATGTTTTAGAACCATATACAAATATGTCTGATAGAGATTTTGTTAAGCTTTCACAAAAAGCTGTAAATGATCTTTTTGATTGGGCTGTACAAACTAATTCTAATGTTAATACAAAAATAACATCAGTATTACTAGGAACAGAAACAGAGAAATCTGCAGCTGAACAAATTATTGATTATAGAGACTCTATATTAGGTAATCCTATAAAAGGAATAGCTCCTAAACCAGAACATAAGTTATTCAATAACATTATTCTTAACTCATTATCTATAGATCAAGATGATAGAAAAGGAGGTAAAAAAGGTGCTCCTATTAATCTTATATTAAATAATAGAGATAACAAAGTGTTTGATCAAAACTTAACTATATATGGATTCAATGAGTTGAGAGAAACATTAAAAGAAGAAGATAATTTAAAACTATATGGTAAGTTAACTAGACTTGCGCTATTGCAATCAGGATTAACTAATTCCCCTATATCATTTACTAATCTTCTTCCTTATGAAGATTTTAAAGGATTGTATAATGAAACCTTGTCTATATTAGAAAATCTTCCTAACTTAGCACAGTTTCAAGAACTAAATGTTTTTGAAAGAAACAATTGGAATAATAGTGATGTAGTTACATACAAAAGAGCTAAATTATATTTTGGAGAAGATAGAAATGGTGATAAGTATGTATCTAATTTAGATAGAGATACATTAGTTAAGCCATTAAAAACTGCTGTAAGAAATAATGTCATTCCTAAATTAGTTGGAATTAGTCCTATGTCAGAAGCTGGTAGATCAGATTTTATAGTTTATTCTTATGAAGATTATATTTCTAATGAGAAAAGAACAATAAGAAGAAAGAATGGTAATACAGATCACCAACATAAAATGTTAATGCAGAAGGTGTATACAACAGATGCTAATAATAAAAGAGTTCCTCTTCTTCACATCACTGAAGGAAAGAATAAAAAAGGAGAACCTGTTATTTACACTAAACATGTATACAAAGCAATCAATGCTTTAGGTGATTCATTCAGAGCTCAAGAGTTCTACACAACAAACCAACAATCAGTATTAGATAATGGATTTGATAAAGTGAATGAAGTGAAAGATGATGTTATTGTAAATATATACAAAGGTGGTTCTATTTCAACTACTTTTACAGAAAATATAAATAAAAAACCTGAAGGTACAATAAATGTATATTGGGGACAAGCTGAATCTGCTACTTCTACAAAAATACTTTCTAATTTAGCTCCAAGAAAGTTTAGTTATGAAAGTGTAGATGGAGTTAGTAGAGAATATGGAAGTGTAGAACATGCTTATCAATCAAATAAGAATGGTAAGTTTGATAAAGCTACTTATGATGCTTATGTAGCTAAAGGTGGATATGGTGTAAAGATAGCTCCTAAACTTACAGAAGTTGGTAAACGTGCTAATTTACAAATAATGAAAGATCTAGTAGTAGAGTCATTTATACAAAATCCTAATTCAGAAGCAAGTAAAAAACTTCTTCAGTATAAAAACTTTACACATAATACAAATGAGTTAATTGATCAAGCTTTCCTAGAAGGATTAAAATTAGCACAACGTGAATTGTTAAATACAAAATCTGAAGGAGTGAAACTAAAAGATGGTAACACATACACTTCAGATCAATTGAATACAAAAATGCTTATGTCATTAGGATACAATATTATAGAAGCAGGAGAAATAATCAAAAATAATAAATGTTAATATGAGTTGTCCAAATACCAACCTAGAAGAATGGAAATTATTAGTAGCATCTAGAGGAGAAGATGTTGCATATGCTTTATGGGATCTTTATGAAGGAAATGTTCCTGAATCAGAAAGTAGATCTGAAATAGTAAAATCAGGATTAAAAGCTACAAGTATTTTACAATCTCCTAAAGCTGATCAGTTCTTTAATGCTGTAGCTAAAAACAAGATCTCTGGTGATTTCTTCTGGAAGAAAATGCAAGCTGATCTTGGTATTCCTAAAGATCAAATAGAAATTCTTAAATCATTTAATACACAAGATAGAGGAGAACTTATTTCTTCTCTTCTTGCTAATTATAGTTATGCTGTTGAGATTAATATTGCCCAAGAATCTTCTACTCGATATAAAGATGATTTATATGGAGGTTTTACCAATCAAGATTTTAAATATTTTGTAAATTATAAAGGAGAATTTATCAAAAAAGCTGTAGAACCTAAACTTGAAATAAATCCTAATACTGGAAAATCAGAGTTAATAGAACCTACACAAATTAAAATTACTAAAGAGGAATATGAACAATCATATTATATAAATATGCCTACTCAAATATATTCTAATCTAACAGTTCCAGGAGGAACTAACTATACAGAGAATGAAATAGCTACACCAGCTATTACACCAAGTATAAAAGGACATGCTCAGTTTGCTACAGATAAAGGTATTGGTTGGTTTAGAAGTGATGATGAAATTTACAGAACAAAACCATTACCTAATGAAACAGTTAGGGAAGAAATGGAAAGAGAAGAAAAAGAAAAATTATCTGCTCTTAAAACTCGTAGAATACTAGAAGTACAATCTGATTTATTTCAGAAGGGTAGAGATAATAAAAGATTAGTTGGTGAAAAAGATGAATATGATACAAAAGAAAAACAAGAAGAATCTAATAAAAATGAATTTGAAGAAGCTAAATTAAAAGGAGATAAAACTTTAGATGGTGATTTTAGTAGTGCTTATACTTATGATAATACCATCTATACTCATTTTAAATATAATGATGTATATGTAAAACAAAAAAGTTTAGCTAATCAAAAAAATATAAATACTACATCTAACCAATTCCTACAACTATTAAACCAAGGATCTAACTGGGTTACATTCTTTGTTAAATCTATTATACAAGATAGTGCTAAGAAAGGATATGAGAAAGTTTTATTTCCTAGTGGTAATACAGCTAGTAAAGTGGAAGGTCATACAACATTAGAAGAGTTTAAGAAGCAAAAAGAAGATAGAATTGCAGAACTTGAAAAAGAGAAAAAAAGATATAATTTTGAATCATTGCCTTCTGAATTAAAAACTAAAGAAAATCAAACAGAATATGATTTACAAATATCCAGTAGAGATACTGAAATAAATCAACTTAAACAAGAACTTGAAAGAGTAGAGAAAGAAGGATTTGGTGCTCTTAAACCTATCTATAACTTCTATGAGAACACTGTAAAGAATGTTCTTAACAAACAATATGGTAAAGAGAATGTAAAACAGATCACTGATGAGTATGGTAATACATGGAATGAAGTGGAGATTGTTCCTGAGAGAGAGCAACAACCTATATTATTCCAATCAGAAGATATGCCTGCATCTAAAGCAGCAGAAGAAACATTGAATACAATGAGAGCTGCTGCTGAACAAATGGGTATTGACATTCAAGACTTATTTGATTATGCTAAAGCTAATCCAAATGTAGATGTTAAGAATGTAAATGGACTTGCTGATCTTATGAAAGGGGCAATTGCTATTGCACAAGGTAAAGAAAATGTAGCATTAGTTGAAGAAATTGTTCACATTACAACAGCTATATTAGAACAAACTGATCCAAAACTTATAACAGAACTTATTAGTAAAATTGATAGATTCAAAATCTACAAGCAAGTGTTAGAGGTTTATAGTAAAAAGAAAGAGTATCAACTTGCTAACGGTAAACCTAACATTAGAAAGATTAAAAAGGAAGCTGTGGATAAACTTATATCTGAGGTGGTAGTTCATCAATCTGAGGGCTCTACAGAGTTCCCTGAACTAATGGAAGAAGAAACTAGAAACATGATTCAACAATTATGGGATATTATTCTTGATGTACTTAGAGGTGTGTATAAAAAATCTAATATTGATATATTTCAAACAACAGCTAGTAAAGTAAGATCTGGTGAAGTGGGCGGTACTGTAGCTGATATAAAAACTGATGGTGTATATTTTCAAGTAGATAATACTGTTAAAGCTAAGATAGATAACTTCTATAATAAAGTGAAAGACTACGCTAAAGAAATGGTATATAATCCTGAGATAAAAGATGCTCAAGGTAATGTAACTCAAAAAAGAGGATATACATTTAAAGGAGAACCAGTAGCTACAACTATTACAGAGAAAATTAAAAAGAATAAAAAGTTTCCAGAAAGAACACCTGAACAACAAGCTGTAGATGATGAGAAAAAAGATTGGGGATCTGAAGGACATAGATTCTTAGAAAAATATTTTGTTACAAATCTTATTGATCAAGATGGTTATAAAAAACCAGTGTTTGGAACTAGTCGTATAGATTCTACATTAAGTTTAGATTTACAAAAACAATTAAAAAACTTTGCAGAAGAACTAATTGCAAGTTATCCTGAAGGAACAAGATTTCTTGTAGAAGAAATGGTTGTTAATACAAAAGAGAAAGGAATGATTGGATCTAGAGTGGATTTCAAAGCTGTATATCCTGTACAAAAGAAAGATGGAACTTTTGATATGAAGATTGATACTCTTGACTGGAAGTTCACTACAGTGGATAAAACTAAGTATGAGGATATATCAAGAGATAAAATAAAAGATTGGGTTCCTCAAATGGGACAGTTTGTTGCTATTGATTATACATATGGTGCTACACAAAATCAAATTGGTAAAGCACGTATGATTCCTTTTATAATGAATTATAATTATAGAATACCAGGAGATAAGAAATCTGGATTAGTTCCAGAGTCTATGGAGATAGGTAAACTTAATTCATTAGAAGAAACTAATCTTTATTTACTTCCTGTACCAATCTTATCTGAAACTACAGGTAATGAGCAAGTGGATAAATTAATCACCTCTTTACAAGCTCAATGGGATAAACTATATAGTAAAGATGTTACATTTGAAAATAAGGATAAGAGAATTGCTGATTTATCAGAACTTAGTAAAGCTATTCGTTTCTTACATTTAAAGCTTGATTTCGAACCATTGGTTAATGTTGGTAAAACATTCTTAAACAATGCTGCAGACACATTAAAAGAGTTTAATAATATAAAGTTTGCAGATTTAAATGATGTTGAACTAGATAAGAAATTAAAAGATTTAATTTCTTATAAGGAAGGGGCACAGAAGTATGCCAACTTAGGAGATACATTTCTTTCATACTATCCTAGAAAAGAATTAACCAAAGAAGGACAAAAGGTGGTAGATGACTTAACTAATATATCTAGAGCTACAGACAACATGCTTAAGGTGATAGATGATCTTCAGAAACAATTTGTTGTAGAATTAGCTAAAAGAGAAAAGTTTACAACAGAAGAAACAGAATTGTCTGTACTAGACGCAGAAGTTAGTATTGTAGGAATGTCAAAATCTTTCTTAGAATCTAGTAAACTATCTTCTATGATAATAAACTTAACTACTAATTTGATAATGGTAGCTAAGAAAGTTGTAGATGGTAAAGTTAGAAAACAAATAAAACAATTTGGAGATGCATTAATCCCATTAGAAAAAGAAGCAAAAGCAAGAGGTGTAAAAGCTTTTGATATGATTGCTACAAAGTCTAAAGATGGAATGTTACTTATTAAAAAAATTAACCCTGAGTTTTGGGTTAAGGTTAATAAAGCTAAAGAGGATAAGAACAAACAATTCTTCTTAGACAATATAAACTTAGATGAATATAATGCTCTTGCTAAAACAGCTATTGAACAAAGAACTACAGATGCTAGTAAAAGACAATATGCTTCAGATCCAGAAACTAATGAGAAATATAAAGAATATGCTATACAAGCTATAAAGAATGCATTAGATATAACTAGTGAGTCTTTTAATGGATATAATGATAAAACATTTGGATATTTATTTAATAAATCATTTAAACAGGATAAAAACTATTCTAAAGAATATATAGAAATGTCTAAAAGCAAAGCTGCTTTAGATGTTTGGAATATTTTTACAAAGCTAAATGAAAGAGCAGAAGGTATGGGCTATCTTGGAGAATATAAAGATTCATTTTTTCCATTAATAGAAGCCACTATATTAGAAAAGTTTTATCAAACTAGTAGTGTATTAGGACAAACAAAAGATTTCTTTCAAGATTTTTACAGAATAAAAGTTAATGAGGAACAACAGTTTTCTAAGAATGATCCAGAAACAGGAAAAGTTAAACTAGTTATTCCTAAACTTTTTACAAAAACAGATAAAGCTATTGAACAACTTTCTACAGATTTAAATAGAGTTGGTAGTCTATGGATAAAATCTATAGAAGAATATGAAAACAAAAAGAATTTAGAAAGCCAACTTCTCACATTATATTCTATAGAAAATGCTAAGGGGAGTGTTATAATAGAAAATGGAAAAGTGGTATTTGAACCTGGTAGTATAAAACCTAAAGTGAACCTTAATGAAAATAAAAATGCTGATTTGTTAAAAGTTATCATTAATGATTATTTATATAATTTAACAGAGAATCAAAACTCATTAGGTAATATAACTATATCTGCAGCTGCTTCTAAATTAGGTAAAACAGAAGAAGGAGCAGAGAAGGTTGAAGTGGCTACAAAGAAAATAATATCTACAGCAAATACATGGGTACAATCATTAGCTGTAGGACTTAACGTACCTATTGCAATTGCTAACTGGGCAGGTGGTCAATTCTTAGCAGCTATTCAATCAGGAGGATTTTATAACTTCTGGAATGATTTTGAAAAAAATAATGTAAGAGTTTGTACAGGTCAGATGTCTACTATAGAAAGAGGACTTTTAGATCTTATACATCCATTGAATGAAGATGTTACAATGGAAGAAAGAAGAAGTCTTGCATGGAAACAAGGATTTAAAGAATATCTTTCCACATGGTCTTTTACAGATGTTATGCAAGTTACTAACTCTTTCCCTGAAAAAAAGTTACAATATGCTAATGCTTTAAGTTTTATTGATAACTCAATTGTAATTGATGGTGAGATTCGTAACATAAGAAAATACCTAAAAGAACAAGATAGAAAAACTAAATACTCTCTATCTGATAGTGAAAGAAAATCATTAGAATCTACATTTGAAAAAAGAGTGATGGATTTAAAAAATGCTCCTAATGCATTAAAGAATATAGCAAAGATAGAAGATGGAGAAACAGTCATTCCAGGTGTTAGTGATTTGAATGTTGCTAAGTTTAGTTTACAAGTATCAGAATATGCTAGAACATTAAACGGACAAATGAGCTCTACTAACAAAGCTGGTTATAGAAGAGATACAATGTTTAGTTCATTTATGATGTTCAAAAACTGGATACCTAAACTAGTTACTGCTAGAGGTATGGATATTAAAAAGAATGTTGAACTTGATACATGGGAATATGGTAGAACAAGAGCATTCTTTAAAACAGTTGCATTTTTAGGTAAGTCTAATATAACATCAATGATTGATATTATTAATGGTACTGAGAAAGGACTTAAAATATTAGATGAATTACTAGAAGCTAAGAAAATAGAACATTATAAAAAAACAGGACAAGAGTTAGAAATAACACAAGAAGAGTTTTATGATCTTATGAGAGAGCAATTACAAAATCAAGTAAAAGAACTTGGTTTACTTCTAGGACTATTAGCAATTGTGTTTGCTGCAGCTGCTGCTGAACCACCAGAAGATGCTACAGATGCTGAAAAGAATGCATACAAGTGGTATAGTAAAGTTATAAATAAAATATCTGATGAGGTGTCTTTCTATTATAATCCTATATCATTTGAATCTATAACCAAAGGAAGTTTACTACCTTCTGTAGGACTTCTATCTAAAGGATTAAAGATTGTACAACAGTTATCATTAGAAGGATATGGGTTGGCTACAGATAATGAAAAAATGATGAAAGATTCTCATGGATTAAAATACACATTAAATATTATTCCAGGTTTATCTCAAGCTCAAAATCAAGCTCTTGCATATTTATATCCAGAATTAGCTAAAGAAATGGGAATAAGAGTTTCCAAAGAATCAAGATCACGATAATACTTTTTTAAAATATATAATTAATAATTAACTTTCTTTACATGAGAACATCTGCAATTTGCCCAACCTGTGCTGTATTTGAGAATGCTAAATGCATTATCTATAATGGCACCTATCTTAATAACATTGATGTTAATCCTTTAGAGGACTTACAAACAATATTAGGTAAGATAAATACTAAATTAGTACCATTATCTGGTACCACTGCTCCTAGTAGTTCTGCTACATATTTAGGACAAACTTATTTGAATACAGCTAAGTCTATGCTATATTTTGCTAAAGCTGTAGGTACAGGAGCTTCTGATTGGAGACTTGTATTAACTACTCCTTTAGTAACACCTGAGTATGCTAATAACTCTGCTGCATTATTTGCTGGTTTAGTTGCTGGTCAGATCTATCGTACAGGAGATATTCTTAAAATAGTTCACTAATAAAATATATTTAGCTTATGCTATATTATGAAGGATATCTCCTTCAGCTATTTTATTATTCCAAATATAAAATTTATATTTGCTAGATATAATGGTATAATCATTGCATCGTTACTTCTATGTATACGTATGCTATACTAACTCCCCTCACCCCATATGGAAAACGCATTTGAAAAACAAGTGGAAAAAGAATTAAAAAGCATGGACCAACGACTCTATGATCTAGAAGAGAAAATGACTTCTATAGATACTAAGCTAACACAAGTAGTGGATGCAATATTAGGTAATGCACTAACCAAAACTGGTGGTTTTGTTGCAGACATAGCTGAGCTTAAAGAAAGAATAAAAGAATTAGAAAATAAGATTCAGAAACAAGAGGAGTTTAAGAAAAGATTTACTTGGACTGTAGGTATAATCATAGCTATTGGAGCATTGATTCAATATCTATCTGTAGTGTATAAAAATATAAAATAATAATGAAAAACTGGAAGACCACTCTAACAGGACTTTTATTAGCTTCAATGATAGCTTTACAACCATTAGCAACAGATGGACTAGATCTAAAGAAAGACTGGTTTAAATTTGTTCTAGCTATTGGTATTGCTGTATTTGGATATTTGTCTAAAGATCATGACGTAACAGGTGTATAAAATGATACTAAATAAGTTTCTTGATAGTTTAGAAAAACAATGGCTTGCGGTGATTATTGCTGCATTATGGCTATTTAGTTACACTGTTTCCCAAGAAAAGAATTCTAACTTAATTAATCAAACTAAAGAGTTAGAAACCAAGGTGTATCAACTTGAAAAGAAAGACCACAGATCTATTAAGATGATTGATAGTCTTTCTAAGATAGATACATTAATAGTCACTAAGATTAAAACTATAAAACAAAAAGAATATGTACAAGTTAAAGTTATTGATAGTCTTCCTATTAGTGGGCTTCAAAAGTTTTTCTCAGATCGTTACGAAAGATAGTGTTGTTGTTCTAACAGAAAAACAAGCTAGAGCTATAGCTAAAGATCTTGTACATTTAGATGCTGCTAATCAAATCATAGAAGAACAAGAATGCAGAATCAAAAACTTTGAGAAGAAGGAAGTTCAATTTAAGAATCAGCTAAGTATAAAAGATTCCATCATAACATATCAAAAGGAGATTATTGATATCAATAAACAGATTATCAAGAACAAAAGACCTTTTGAGGTGCATGGATATGCTGGTGTTCAAACAACACAATTTACATTAAAAGAACCTACATTATATACAAACCTAATGCTTGAATTTATAAGATTTAGTATAGGAGCATTATATTTTGTACAACCAAATAACCCTCCAGGTTATGGTGTAATACTAGAATATAACTTATTTTAATAAACCATGGACAAAACAACATTAGATAGAATTAATTTATTACATCCTTCTGTAAGAAAAGAAATGGAAGACATTATTAATGAATGTAATAAAGCTCTTACAGGAAGATCACAAGTTAGAATATCACAAGGACTAAGAACATTTGCAGAGCAAGATGCTTTATTTAACCAAAGACCAAAAGTGACTAATGCTAAAGGTGGACAGTCAGTTCATAATTATGGTTTTGCTGTAGACATTGTATTGATTATAGATGGTAAAGATGCTAGCTGGGATACACATAAAGATTGGGATGGAGATAAAATATCAGACTGGGATGAATGTGTAAAGATATTTGCTAAGCATGGATGGAGCTGGGGAGGAAATTGGACAAGCTTTAAAGATATGCCTCATTTTGATAAAATAGGTTTTAATAATTGGAGAACATTACAAACTAAACCTAGAGATAAATCTGGGTATGTAATTATATAATAATGGCAAAAGTAACCAACACAGTAGAAAAGCTAGTTAAACCAAACATAAAACGTCCTGGTGTACATGCTAAATCACAAACATCTTCTTTAAAGAGTTCTAAGAATTATAAGAAACTTTATAGAGGACAAGGTAGATAAACTATGACTGTAATATTTCAAGGACATGTAGCAACTGATGGTAGTACAAAAATAACTTGTACCACCACTTCTTTGGTTATAAATAGTATTATAATTAATAATCTAGACACTGCTTATGTGTTTAATCTAAATAGATATATGACTGGCCCTGGTATACATGAAGTGCCTATATATGAATTCACATTAGATGCAGGAGATTCAGTAAGAGATCTTGAAACATACACTCTTGAGAATGGAAACTATTTGCAACTAATTTCTGATGTTCCTGGTACAACATTTTATATTAGTGCTACACAATCATAATGGTACAGATATTAGATAAATATGGAAACACATCTACCGATGATGCTAGAGTTCTTGTTTTAGATAAAAATGGGAACATAAAGAGAGTTGGTAGTGGAGGTGGTGGTTCTCCCACTGGTCCTGCTGGTGGTGATTTATCTGGTACATATCCAAATCCCACTGTTGTATGGGCTAATGGAGAAATAGTTTACAATGGTGTATATTATCCTCTATCTACAAACCCTGCAGGTTATTTAACTTCTGCCACACTTCCTATATCAGGAACAACTAACTACATACCAAAGTTTACAGGAGCTAATTCATTAGGTAATTCAAATATTTTAGAATTAGCTTATGGTGTTACATATATAAACTATTCAGGAACAGCAGCGTTAGATGGTAATACACAATTATCAATTCAGAGAGGTCAATCTCAAGTAGATGTTGCATTAGGTAATCCAAGTATCTCTCAAGTAAGTAGTATAATAAGTGACAATACAGCTGGATTAGAATTAAAATCAAAGGGATCTTTAAGTTTAAAAGCTGGATCTACTTATACAGAAGGTATAAATGTAGCCACTACAGGTAAATTAATCTTTACACAAACTCCAGACACAGGAACTACATCTGATTATTTATTATTAAGAGATAGTTCAGGAAATGTAAAACAAATTGCATATCCAACTATACCAACTGTTGGAACTTGGGGAGCATTAAACTATCCTACTTGGGTATCAGGAACACCATTTGTTAAAATGACTGCTGCTGGTACATTTGCTTTAGATACAAACACATATTTAACAGGTATAACATCATCTGATGTAACAACTGCTTTAGGATATACACCAGTTACAAATGCTAGGACATTAACTATTAATGGAACTACATATGATTTAACAGCTGATAGAAGCTGGACAATATCTACATCATCATCCCCTCTTACTACTAAGGGTGATTTATTTACATTTAATTCAACAAATGCAAGACTACCAGTAGGATTAGATACTCAAGTATTAATTGCTGATAGTACAGCATCCACAGGTTTAAAATGGGGAACTAATACTGCTGCAACACCAACAGGTTATTACTTAGCAATATCAGATAGTACAACACAAGATAATCCTACAGCAAATACACCAAGAGCTGTAAAGTTTAATACTACAGATTTATCTAATGGATTTTCATTACAAACACAAACTGCTGTATTTACAGGAACTATAAATAATGGTGGTGCTGGTGCAGGAACTGTATTAAATGTTACAGCTGTTACATCAGGAACATTAAAAGTGGGAATGGTATTAACAGGAGGTAGTATAACTGCTGGTACATTTATATCTGCATTTACAAGTGGCACAGGTGGTACAGGAACTTATGTAGTTTCAGTTTCTCAACTTAAAACATCTGCTACATATACAGGAACAATGACTTCTCAAATTGTAGTTTCTAATACAGGAATTTACAATTTACAGTTTTCTTCTCAAATGGATAAAAGTGATGCAGGTGTTGATTATGTAAATTTTTGGTTAAGAAAAAATGGAACTGATATAACTGCAAGTTCAGGTGTTATATCATTACAAGGTAATAGTCCTGCATATATGATGGCTGCATGGAATTATCTTATAGAATTAATAGCAGGTGATATAATAGAATTATATTGG